TTTTATAAAAGTATAAAAGTATAAATTTATACTTTACCGTAGGTATGTTGTGTTATAAAATCAAATTATAAATTTATAAAAGTATAAAAAAACTTTTTTTACGAGGTGACGGAAAATGTGCAAGGTTATCACAACTGGTAACTTCAAAGGTGGGGTTGGAAAGACTACCAACGCTGTAATGTTAGCTTATACATTCGCAAAACAAGGAAAGAAAACTTTATTAGTAGATTTAGATCCACAAGCAAATGCGACTGATTTACTATTCAACACAATGAAAAAAGTCCATTCAATTGAACCGGAATTCAAAAGAACATTAGCTATGGCTCTTATAGACGCAAACTTACAAAGCGCGCTGATTAATGTACTACCTAACTTGGACGTGCTTCCTTCTTACGAGGATTTACAAACATATGAGAAGTTCCTATTCAGAAATTTTGAGGATGACTTTTCACAAGATACATATTTTGCAAAACAGTTAAGTACAATCAAAGAAAATTATGATTACATTTTCATTGATGTACCACCACAATTAAATAAATTTGCAGACAGCGCCTTAGTCGCTAGTGACTACGTAATGGTTATTTTACAAACACAAGAAAGATCATTAAAAGGTGCTCAGAAATACGTTGAACATGTATTCTCGTTAGCGGATGATTACAATTTACCATTAGAAATTATCGGCGCGTTACCTGTGCTAATGCAAAACGGTAACGAAATTGACAAAGATATTCTTCAAGAAGCAGAAGAGATTTTTGGTAAAGCTAATGTATTCAATAACATCATTAAACAGATGGCACGATTAAAGAGATTTGATAGAACTGGAATCACTTATAATCTAAAAGATGTTCATGATAAAAATGTTCATACTGTATACCAAAATATTGCAGGCGAAGTTGAAAAAAGAATCGAGATTTTGGAAGGAATGACAACAGTAAATGGATAACAAATTGAATATAGATAAAGAACAACTTGGGATGAGAAGAAAGAAAACTGAAGGCTCAGTAACCTTCACACCAGAAAGCAAAGAAAATCAAGAACGTAGTTTTCCTGACGATGATAAACTCTTTGAAAAACCGAAGAGAAAACTCACTACGAAAGAGTTACCTAAATCTTTCCGTGTCTCATTAGAAACACATACGGCAATATCTACTCTAGCTACAATTGAAGATATGAAAATTTATGAAGTTATAAATATGTTAATCGAAGAAAAAGTTGCTTCATTACCTGCACCAAAACAAAAGTTAGTAAAAAACGCTGTAAAACAAGTGCTTGAAGTGAAGAAAAGTCGAGAATAGGTATAAAAGTAAATTTTATACCTATCTTATTTTATAAATTTATACTTTTATAAATTTATATTTTTATAAAAGTATAAAAATGGGTGCTTATTTTGGATAAAAAATACTTAGTGACCGTGACACCTGTTCAAGATAATTCTGTAACAAAGAAAAAGAATACATTGTCAGCAGCAGACAGAAAAAACATAAAAGTATCACCTGAAACGCTTAATAAAATAAAGGCCATTTGCACAATGAAAGACATAAAAAATTATGAGCTTATTGATGAAATGTTAGATTACTATATCAGTAATAAGTTAAATTCAAATGAGCAAAAAAACCTAAATGACCTAATATCTCTAAGAGGACGAGCATAACGCTTGTCTTTTTTATTTATTCTCAAAAGTTTTTAGGGAGGATTGTAGATTCTTAGGGAGAATGTTGCAATAGGAACGAAAGGGGGAACGGATACGAATGGATCAGGAACAGTGGAACGGGAATCGTGACTCATTAGAAAAGTCTTATTGGACTAAGGAAGTTGCTGAGACTCTTGGCATAAGTGATAGTTATTTGCGTAAATGGTGTTTGGAACTTGAGAAGAACGGATACAAATTTATCAAAGTTAAGGATGGAAAGAATAGAGAGAACCGAGCTTTCACGGAACATGACTTGATTGCATTACGGAAGTTTCAATCGCTTATCGGGAACGCTGGAACGACACGTTCTATGGCTGCTAAAGTCATTGCTGAAGAATACAGTTCGGAAGATAGGAACGGTGGAACGGGGGTTGTTCCTGCGCCTCTTATTAGAGATAATGATCGTGAGAAAGCATTGGAGGAACTGAAAAAACTTGCCTTCAATAGTTGGAAAGATGAATTAAAATCAGAGCTTAGAGAAGAGATTAAGCAAGAGCTAAAAGAAGAAATGCAACAACAAATGAAAGAGGGAATACAATCGGCAGAGGAACGTCTTGGTGAACGTTTAAAGAGCCATGACGAACTACTCATGCAAACAATTCGCGAACAACAAGAGACTAAAAAAATGTTAGTTGCTGCGCAGGAGAAGAAAAAATGGTGGCAATTCTGGATTAAGTAAAATTGATTCTGTTTCTATTTTTCGCTTACCACTGAGCACGTAGTGACTTCATTGAAAAGAGAGGGGTATTGTAAATGGGTAAGAAAAAGAGAGAGAAACAATCCAATGTTGGTATATGCGCCTTATGCAAAACCGAATCTAATTTAGAAGGAAGTCATATCATTCCTAAATTTGTATTTAAACATTTAAAAAATGACACATTCACTAAAAGATTAAAAAAGGCAGGCGAGCCTAATCGCCCTCTACAAGACGGACCCAAAGAACGTTTGCTATGTGGAAAATGTGAAGATCTATTTAGTGTTTATGAAACTTCTTTTTCTACTAAGATATTTCATCCGTTCCACAAAAACGAACTTAATCGCCGTATAGTATACGATGGAGATTGGTTAAACAAGTTTATTACTTCTGTAAATTGGAGGGTGTTATATACAAACTTAGAAAGCCAACCTACAGAACAAAATCCAATAAAGAAATTTACAGCAGAAGAAATCGAAATCTTTTCTTCAGTTTCTGAAATGATGCGCGCTTATCTTCTTAATGAATTAAACAGTTTATATTATTTCGAAAATCATATTATATTTTATAATGAAAACCTTGTTGCAAATCAAGTTTTCGAAAATCCACATGCAACTATTTTCGGTTCTATTTATGGCGAGCCATTAGTATTTGAAAAAGAAAACTCTATGTATATATTGACCAATTTATCAGGAATTCTTATAGTTACAATGATAAAAGCACATCCTGAAGAAGTCTGGATAAATACACAGGTTCAAAATGGTTCTGGCATACTGAATCTAAACCAAGACTTTCTGAGCCCTATTATAAAAGCTCTTAAAATTACTGAAGCAGCAGGCCGAAAATATGCAAAAGAAATTTCTCCTAATCAATACAAAAAAATACAACAACTTATAAAAAAAGATCCAAACGGATTTATAAAAAGCAATTCATTTAAACGAAGTGCAATGGGTGTTAAGTAAAAACGCTATGAACAATGATTATTTAACGTTAACATTAATGTTAACGTTAAATAATCATTTTAGTGTCATTAACATTGATATTCATGTTAAAACCTCTTCGCTTACACTTTCCATCATGCATTCCTTTGTTTTCACATAACATAGATATTGTCTGTTACCCTTGTAACTCTTCCTATATTCAACAGTCAAACTGGGTGTACTGTTTAGGTAGGGAAGAGTTACTATACTTTCGTTGCAAGACTATCCATGAAATTGCTAATTGAATAAGCTTGGAAGATACGTAAATTAGAAGAATTAATATCATACTGCTTATCAGTAATAATAAGGATTGACGGGAAGTATTTAGTTCCTTTCGGCTGCCACGATTCGTTGTGCCATTCCTGACTGTGAAAATATAATTCATACCTGTTTATCTTATCTTGCATAATCTTCTTGCTGTAAACTGACTTCTGAACTTCAATGAAGAATGGAGATCTGCGCCAGATTGTAAATGCATCTGGTTCCATAAATTCTTTCCCGTACTTAGGCTCCACTTTAAATAGTTTCGGTTTTTCATAATGGATAAGCTGTTTATATACGTCTACAATACCGAGGAAGTGAGGAATCTTTTGACTAGTTTTACGAAGTGTGCTGGGTTGAGGGAAATATATAAATGGCTGCTGTGTGATATTGGCATCCACATGACCGTCTCTCCTTAATCGTTTCATCACCGTGTTACAGCAAGTAACCGCGTTTTTCACTCCTTGAAAATGCAAATCTATAATGTCATCACGTGACATACATCTGAAACGTTTTAAATCGCCCAGTATCGCTTTGTCTCTATTCTTCATAATCTAACACCCCAAACAATTTAATATCTTCTTGTGGAGGATTCTGGAGCTTCATATCCTCTTTAGGAATGCGATAAGGTTCAATGATTTGTTTCGCTTTGCTCAATTCTAGATAAGGAGCTTGCACTTTCTTCAATCCATTTAGTTTTAAAATCATTTGGCCCGATTGCTCTAAATGTTCCGAACCAGATGTACCCATGATATTACTGTTAATCGTACTATCACATTTAAAACCCATTCTGACTGTCATATTGAGTTTTAACTTACCGTCTAATACTTTTGCGTCAGGACGTTGCATAGAAAGCATGAGGAAGACTCCTAGCGCCCTACCGACTGCCGATATCTTTTCAATGTTGGTCATACATTCTTTTTCATCCTGAAGCATTGCTACTTCATCAATAGCAAGCAAGATATACGGTTTCTGATTGTTAGGATTTATTTTGTTGTATTCATCGATATGATCCACTTCATACTCTTCCATCAGTTTTCTACGTTCGCGTATTTCCTTCCACACTTTCTGAAGCATGATCTTCATTTCGATTTCCTCCATGCAAACCTCTTTTACGTGCTTTACTCTTCTCAAGAAATGAAACTCTGAATTCTTCAAATCCCCCAGATACAAATGTAATTTATCTGGAGACATGTATTGAATGAGTGTGGACAGCACAACACGGACCATACTACTTTTCCCGCTCCCTGTTTCTCCAGCTATGAGTAAATGTGGTGTATTTGCTTCAACCATGTCATATACAATCATGTTTCCGAATTGGTCACGACCTACCACAACAGGTAGACGATGCTGTTTTAGTAACGGCTGCCATTTCTTATAACTGTAATTGTATGGTTGTAATCCGGCATCCGAATGAAACACATTGAGGACAAACTTTTTAATATCACCTTCAATTGCTACATTCCATCCTAATATTTGTTGAAAGCAAAACCATTTCTTTTCAATTGTCTTTGGATCCAGACCGTTTGGAATGGTAAATACATATCGAATATTTTCTTTTGATGAGGAAATGTCATGTATCTTCGGATAGATTGGTACTTTCCCGCCTCTCGTTTGATGGTCCACATATAAACCCGCTTTTCCAAATACCTCTATAAGTTGATGCTTCAAACTTTGTTTATGAAGCCAATCCTTAACAATCCCCATATGTTCACCCCTCAAAACATAATTACGAGTCTGATAAATACATAACCAATTAGACAAACTCCGCCTATTCGTGTTCCGTGATAAATCCCTTCACTTACAAGTTTAGCTGCAGATACATGGTCATTTTTCACTAGGTATTTTTCTAGCACTACTGCCCCAACTAAAACTGTTCCCATGATTCCGAGTGCGAGGTAAGTATTTATCATTTGGTCTGACATATGAAGAAACGCTAATGGACTAATAGAATTGTATTTTCTTATTTTTGGTACTTTATCTTTGTATGAACCATCCATAAATGAACGAAAAGGGATTACTTGTTTTCTTGTAAACATAAATCCACCATCCTTTTATTATTTATCACATTCTGCACAAGACTCTGAACAATACTTCTTTCCATTCAGTCTCCAAAACAACCAATCGGATAAAAGACATTTACAATACTCACAAGTTTCTTCTGATGACATCTTGATGTTCATTACATTCTCCCCTTTATAAACAGAATTTGGACTCCTGATGACACGTAGGTTTATTGACTCAATACCTTGGTAGCATTACTTTGATAGCTAACTTGATATCTACTTTGATAGTACAAACACTAGTTACCTTGATAGCAATTAAGCTATTTACTTTGGTAGCTTCTTTGATAATAGGTTTGATAACTACTTTGGTAGCGACCTTGATAAAGCATATGGGGAACAGCTTGGACAATATGTAAAAAACTTTTACGGTCTACGCGAATATTTTTTTACGTTTTTGACGAGAATGTTGAAAATAAGTTCGGGAGGGATAAACGTGTTTTGGAAGTTTGGAGGAAAGAAACGTACAAAATTAGGTGATTTTTTGGATCGGAACGGATTTAATCAACATGATTTAGAAAAGACTGCTAAGTTAAGCCGTCCTACTGTTTCTAAAGCATGTAATGATAAAGAGTACATACCTAGTCCAACTGTTATGAAAAAGATATTAAAAGCCATTCGTCACGTAAAACCGAATGCGAAGGCAGATGACTTTTGGGATATGTAAAACTAGCTAATCGTAGTCAGTTTTATATTTTTTGAAAAAAACTCTTCATAAAAGAACATACATTCGTATATAATAAGAACTAACGTTCTGTTATTTAGGGGGAATAACGGTGTATGACTATTCAATATTGCCAAACCGAATTGTTTTATGTGTAGATCTTCGTAGCTTTTATGCTTCGGTCAGTTGCATCAAGATGGGATTAGACCCGCTTCATACTAAATTAGCTGTAGTCGGTGATGTGAATAGGAATGGTTCAATTGTTTTGGCTGCAACTCCACCATTAAAAGCGTTGGGCGTTAAGAAAATGGCAAGATTATACGAAATACCACGTCGCAAAGATATCCTTGTGGTAAACCCAATTATGAGCACTTATATAAAATGCTCTAATTTCATCACTAAGTTGGCTCTACAATACGTTCCTGTTGAGGATTTTCACCAATATTCCATCGATGAGTTTTTTATGGATATTACGGATAGTATTCATTTGTTTGCTAACGACCCATACGACTTCGCATTAAAATTCAAACGTGAAATTTATGCGAAAACACGAATCGAATGCACGATAGGAATTGGTCCTAATCCTTTAATGAGCAAAGTCGCTTTAGATGTGGAAGCAAAGAAAACGAAAGATTGCATAGCATACTGGAAATACGAAGATGTACCCATAAAATTATGGCCAATACGACCACTCAGCAAATTTTGGGGGATTTCAGGGAAAACAGAAGCGAAGTTAAACCGAAAAGGAATTCATTCAATCGGAGACTTAGCGCAATACCCACTCAAATACTTAAAGCAAAACTTCGGGGTCATTGGTGAAGAATTACACTTACATAGCAACGGCATAGATTTCAGCCGCATATCAAAAAAATACGTTCCAGCAACAACTTCTATTGGTAAAAGCCAAATACTTATGCGTGATTACACCATAGAAGAATTCCCGGTTATTCTACTGGAGCATATTGAAGAAGTTTGTTATCGAATGCGAAGGCAAAATAAACTAGCTCAAACGATTCATTTTTCCATTGGTTATAGCAAAAATTACAATGGTGGTTTCAGAAAAACTCACACTATGAACCGACCGACCAATTTAACAATGGATATATATAAGATTTGTACATATTTTTTACACGAGTTTTACACTGGGGAGCCCATTAGATCCATTAATGTTTCTTTAACTAACTTAATCAATGAAGGCGAAGAACAAATCTCACTATTCGACAATGTAATACAACGAGAAAAAGAAATGAAACTAACTAAAGTAATGGACGAAATACGCACTAAATTTGGAAAGAACAGCATATTACGAGGGATTTCGTATACAAATAGTGCAACAGCAAGATACAGAAACACATTGTTAGGGGGACATAAAGCATGAACAACACTAATATGCCAAAAGGAAGAGGAATGGTCAAATGGACTCCATTCGCAGCGATGCCAGAACAATTCGCAGGAATCCGCGAGATTATTAAAGACAATACAAAAGTAGAACGCCCTACATTAACCCAGGATGAACAAGAACTTATCGAGAATATGCTATTATGTTCGTTGCTTTCTGAAGAAGAAATATTGATTACATATTATGAAGATGGATTTTTACTTACTAGTTATATGACCGTCATTGATATTGATCCGTTGAATAAGTCTATAATTTGTACGGATGCATTTTATAATAATATGACGTTGAAATTTATTGATATTATTGATGCAAAATGAAAAAAGGCCGCCCAATAGGACGGCTTTCGTTGTTTACTTTTCAAACTTCACATATTCACCTGAAACCCATTGATCTCCACCAACATTATACCAACCATCTCTATATCCCCAAGACTGATATCTTTCGTTGTGGTGCACATTTTTTACAATATCGTGGTTTGTCCCTGGACCAGTACGAACGCGTAATACATCAGCTGTGATAGTTACTACACCAATGCCATCATTTGAAGATTTAGAAGGTACTGGTGCATTTTCTCCTGTATAACGAATGTATGATGAATCATTATATACCCACTGATCGCCACCTAAGTTTAGCCACCTATTTGACTCACCCCATACTTGGTAGCATTCTCCTTTTCCTAATTGACGAATAACCCCGTATCCAGTACCAGGTCCTTTACGAAGGTTAACATTATTCCCTTCAATATATGCAATGCCTGTCCCACTAGATGACGGTGGAGTAGGCGTTGGAGCTACGTTATTACTACCACCGCTATATGCATTTTGGACTCTTTCGATAAAACTATCCCAACGTCCTTCTGCTAACATACGATGAGGACAGTACTTTCCACTCCATGATTGGTGCGTGCGAACTTTATTAATTGGAATATTGTACTGTTCCATGAGTTGAGCTACAACGATTGCTGCATTATCTTCCGCTTTATAATATCGATCTCCACCATTTAAAGAGTAACAAATTTCAACCCCGATAGACTTTCTATTACCATTTCCGCCACCATCGCCGCAATGCCAAGCGTTACGTTCTAAAGGAATACCTTGTACAGCTTCTTTATCATCTACCGCAATATGAAACGATACTTGGTTGTCATTACGAATCATATAAGCTACTTCGTTTTCTGCTGTAGCGTCGTTGTACGTATTGTGGACTGTGATAAATTCAGGGTTCATTGTGTAAGGACATTTTGTACCATATTTACTTGAACTAACTAGATTTTTTCTGATTTCCATTATTCAACATCTCCTTTTTCGTTTTGGTCGGCAACATCTCCATGACTTGTCCAAATACCTAGCGCAATACCAAATAAATAAACGGCTTGCTGCACCTTTTCTAAATTCCCTTCAAATCCAGTTACTCCGAATACTGATAAGATCAGTCCAAAGCATGAAAAAAGCGCAACCCATGTTTTCCAGTTGCGCAAACGTTTTAAAATATTTTCTTTTGTTAGTGGCATTGTTAATTCGCCTCCTTTTCTAGATTATCTAAACGCTTATGTGCTTGTTTAGCACTTTCTTCAACCCTAGTAATACGTTCGCCAAATGAAACCATCTGTCTTTCACTGGCCTTTTGATCTATGCGAATATCATCAACACCTTTGCTGATGTATTCTAATTTCGCTTTCATTTCCGCCCCTTGCTGACCATCTGATTTAATTTCTTTTGAGCGATTAAGTGAGTAAGAAAAATACCCAATTAATGCTGATGCGATTGCGATAAGCACTCCAATTTCAACTGTCATAACTTCACTCCTTTTTACGTAATAAAAAAAGACACCTTTGTGTCCCTACTTAAAACAACTAACATCCATACCAAATATATCTGCAATATCATTCTCGCTACGATCAGATAAATAAGATTCTGTTGTTGATACGTCACTGTGATTAGCAAGTGACTTCAATTTTTCAAGTGGTATACCTTGCTCGCGAAGATTATCAAGCCTTGAATGACGGAAAGCATGAGGATTAATTGAAACTGTTTTACCTTCCTTATTACTCAACATGCCGGATAAAATTTCACACCAGTAATTAAAAGCACTCTTATTAACTACTCTTTTTTGGCCATTGCTATATTTCTTTACAAATAGTTGATTAATATTGTCTTCTCCTCTATCTTCAAGGTACCTCGAAATTAATAATCTAGTACGTTCGTTATAATACAACCTAAATTTCTTACTTCTTTTTCCAATAACAGTATTTGTATAATAACGTTTAGCTAATCCATCTTTTAATACTTGGTGCACTTCATTCTTTCTTGCAGCACTGTAATAAGAAATAGCAAGATATACAGCGATAAGTATCTGGTTCTGTTTATCCAGTTCATCTAGTAACCATTCAATCTGTTCCTCTTTTAAAAATGTGATTTCTCTAACTGGATTTTTCGGTAACCCTTTTACCCTAGAACCAATATTAAATTCATAATCATAATCGTCATCATCTGCACAAAACTCTAGTGTGGACCGTAATGCGCTCATCAATCCATTTACACGAGCATTAGACATGTCCATTTCTTGAAATACAATACAGAGATTACGAATGTCTTTTCTTGTTAGTTCTGTGATTCTTTTATTATCAAAATGCTGATAAATCAAATACATTATAATTCTTAGGTCCCAACGATATTGCTTTAAAGTACTCTTCGCTTTGCCTTGTGATTTCTTTTCAATCAGGAAGTCCCTAACTAGGTTCTTATTATCTGAACTAACGTGTTTATCATAAATTACAGGATCTATAATTCGTTTCATATAATTAACACCTCCTGATAAAATAAAAAGAATAAATTATTTCTGCCCTGTAGGTTCCGTTTCTTCACCAGTTTCTTTTGATGGTTCTTCAGTTTTTGGTGGTTCAATCGGATCTGTTGGTTTCTCCGGTTCAGTTACAGGTGGTTGCTCAGGCCCTTTCGGTTCTTCTTTCACTGGGACCACCTGCTTCACATCGATTCGAGAGAAGATATAATCACCAATTACAACCGTAATGGTATTGCTATTGTTCAATTGTTCATTTAAGTAAATTGGATCATAATCATTTGTTACAATCTCAATTTCTTTTCCACCGTTTGTATGGACTTTTAGCTTCTTAGTACCCTCTGCAGTAGGTAAGTTGATTGGCAAGATACGTTTTACATCAATTCGTTGAATAATAAAATCACCAATAAGCACGGTGATTAGGTCATTACTATTTAATTGTTCATTTAACACCTGTGCATCATATTTTTCGGATTGTACTGTGTGTTTTAAGCCGCCTTGTGTATGAATTTCAATTGTTTGCATATGTTATCAATCTCCTTCTCTATTTTTAATCATTTATCTTAATACGTACCACCACTTCTGGACTGGATAAACAATCGCCCTGTAACAGTAGCGTTAATTCTAGCTAAACTATCTGGTGTAATTTTAATTTCAACATAACGGCCACGTTGAAGTTTACCATCAGAATCCTTTGCTAAATAAGGAATCAAATTAATATCTTGTCCTCTTATTGAATCAAAAGGTAATGTATTCCCATCCACTTCAATCGTTACTTTTGAAGGGGTTTGATATAATTCGAAAATACCGAACTCAATTTCGTGTGTATGATCCGGCAAAGTTATGCTGTGCGTATGATTTGGAATGCTGATGTCGTGCGTATGGTTAGGAATGCTTATGCTATGGTTATGATTCGGTATGCTGATACTGTGACTATGATCTGGCAATGTAATATCATGTGTATGATCTCCGCTAGAACCATGAGTGTATAAGCTTGCCCCAGTCCCTTTTGCGTAAAATGAAGCTGCTGTAAATCTTCCAGGATCAGAAAAAGCTGTATACAATCCTATTGTTGTTGGTTCTGCAGGCATAATTCCACCACCATGAAACATCTTATGAACATGATCTCCTCCGCCGCTTGATGCTCTTACAGTACCACCACCAGCGCTTGTTGAACCGACAGTTGCACCTCCTGAAGATGTGGAACTTACATTAGCGCCGCCAGAGCTAGTCGAACCAACCGTTGCCCCACCAGCACTTGTAGAACCCACTACAGCCCCACCGCCTTTGATAGCGCGCTCATACGCTCTAAATCTTAATATCTCAAATGTCAGTAACAGTTCATTCACATTCTTAACATCGTTAGGTATTTGAAATCTAATAATAGCCGGGTGATCTGGGTCACAATTATCCTGAAAGTCTCGACTATCGATATTCGTTGTCCCTTGGGAATACACTTCGTTGACCCTCTGTCGCTTCTCAATATCTGCTTGTATTGTCCCTAAATCTGTTACTTTATTTTCTAATACAAGCTTTACATCAAGCGGATTGCCAGTGACATCATCTTTTTGACGGTCCATTACTCGTAAATCAACGAATATATTAAAATCCTCATCATATAAACGAACCAGCTTTCCAGTTTCATATTTTTCAATTTTATATGGGTCAATCAACTCATAATCAATTGCATCAATTTCATACGTAACTTTTGGCATACATGCTTTTAGTAACATCGAATTCGCTGAAGCGTAAAGTGATTGAGCATCTTCAAACCTTCTATCTACCCATATATAATCAAATCCATCGTGTAATTCTCTGACAAACTCAGGAGCGTCTATATAAGGAAGACCATTATTAACGCTTTTAATTGTAAGTTGGTTTACACCTTCGCCATAACCCAGCGGATAAATCCTTGTCATGACATCCTTAGCTTCTACTTTCCGTTTAATGCCCTTCATATTCTTCCGGTATCGGAGCTCACCTGTAATTTCTTCAGAATATCGAACAATGTTTAAAGTCCAAGGATAAGACGAATCATCCCAAGTCCACTGGAATTTCTCATCAAATGGCTTCGGAATACTATATATTGGGCCTAATAAGGTATCCTCATTTTCCCAACTGTATGAGAAATACTTTGTAAAATCACATCGACCAAGTTTCCAATGCTTTATTCTTTGTTTGCTAAGGAGATATTCAATATTCTCCCTTGTGGTTAAATTAATTCTTTCGTGATAACCAAAAAGCACGCTATCCATTAGAGTGGATAAAACGTGCTCACAGTCATAAGTAATTATTTTTTCGTGTACTTCTCTTTCTTCATCACTGTCCATAATACGGAACATACCAATACGTTTACCGTTATCGAATATCTCCACGTAATCAAACGTTTCAATTTCTTCTCGCTTCGGATCGGTAAATGGTAATGAAAAACCCGCCGTCCAAAGTTCGTTTAGAGGCGGGCTGTACTTTATATTATATGCATTCTCAAGATATGCCTTGAGCTGCATTTGTTTGTTGTAGAGTTTTAACAATGTATCACCTGCCTTCTAATCATAAATCGTTAAACCTCTTCCAATATAAGGTTACTTATTTCTAAAATTGGCGGACAATCTAAGAATCCTGTCCATGCACAACTTAAAATATTAGTTAAAGGTCCAGTCTTGAATATCATACTTCCGTCAACTTCACTTATAAAATGTAAAAAATCAGTTTCAACTTTATTTGAAGTGTTATCTTGATAACCACTCATTACGAATCTACCGTTTGTTTTAACTGTAAGTTGATAAAGTGTATTCGGTTTTATTCCTGTAATAAACTGAACAATTCCTTGGTTAACTTCAGGTTTATAATACGTAAGTTTCCCACCACTTGATACAATCGGTAAACTTTTCGTATAGAACCATGCATTGTTTATTTGTGATGATTTTATGTCTTTAAAACAAGGGTCTTTAACTACGTTTACACTAGCTTTTTTAAATTCATCCGGTAATTTTTGCTCTTCACGAGATAAAAATAAAATTTCAACAGCATTTGTACTAGTATACCTCCCATTCGTTACAACTTGATTAGAATCACTAAGACAAGCAAAAGAAATAAAATCTCCAGCGTTACTGTTGAAATTTGCACCTGTAAATTTCCATGTAATTAAGTCAACCGACGTTACTTCCCACATAGAAAAAATAGTAGGAGATTGTGTTTTATTTGTTATGGAAAGCCATGCGTAATACATACCATCAACTTCACATAACCCCTCTAGATTGTTGATTGTCCAAGTTGCAGGGTCTAAAACAGGTCGGCAAAACTCACGTTTAAATAAATCCGGAACTGTTGAAAGCCTTCTAAAATTCACCCCATCAACACTTACTAACACCCTGTTAGAATGACCTGTATTCGATGTATACCCATATTCAACAAATAAATATACTTTCCCGTTTCTAACAATGGCACTCGGAGATCCAGAACTGACTTCACTACTAGGTCTATTAATTAAATTAGGATCTAAATCTGGGCTTGCTACAATACCTTCATACGTCCAATTAACAAAGTCAAATGAAGTATATAAAAGTACGTTTCTGTTTGGCATACCTTCTGCGTAATAGTAGTATTTTCCGCGGAATTTAATCAAACATCCATCTTCTGAGTATTGATCGATGCAATATCTTCCACCGTTCACATACGTCCAACTAATCAAATCTTTGGAATAAGCAAACCCCGTTTTACCAATTAGCTGTTCTGTATAATTTCCGTTATATCCTCCGACAGCTATTTTATAAGGGCGTTCAATATCTAAAGGATCATGTAAGATGTTAGATACTTCTCCTGGTATTTTTTCATTCCAGTCAGATGCATTTCCTGTTCCTGTTAAAATTTGTTGTCGGTACGTAATATCGTGGTTGTAGTAATTTTGTTCCGTTACAATCGCTTTATTTTCGTCGAATTTTTTCGAAAAAATCAAAATACTATCATAAGAAGATGAGGCTTGTAAATTTAAGTTACTCGTTTGAAAGTCAAGCGGGACGATGGTGTAATCATTTCTAGAAACTATTTGACTAAGTTTTCCAACAAAGATTTTCGACTTATCTTTGTTAATACAAACGGTCATCTCGATAGAATCCTTTTGCGTTATTAGTATGTTTAACGAATCTCCGATTGAAAAGGAAAGTGGAATGTCAATGCTTCCTACAGATACATTATTTTTTCGAAGTTCTAAGTTCAAACCGTTTTTGGACTTGTCAAAACGCATTCTCATCTCTGTGTCTGTATTGTAAATATTTGCAAGGTACTTAACACCATAAGCATCACCACTAGAGAATTGCGGTTTAATTCCTGTAAACAGTATTGAAAATTGGTCATTTAATGTAATTAAAGACCCGTCGATATGGTTACTTGTATTAACTGTTGCTATTTCATGGGTGATGTTTGATTTGTTTGTTAAAGGATATCCATCATTAAACTTTAAATGTTTATCAGAGTATATATAATTTGTTAAAGTTGGCGATATTCTAATTGATCTAGTACCGTTATTAACTTTAGTAATACCCGTTGAATTAAGTGTGTTAGTAACATAAGTCTTTTTCGTAACACCCTCTAAGTAAGCAAAAATTTTAGAATCATCATATACTTGAGACGTTTGAGATTCGATATTAAATGATTGTGCAACCGCTCGTTTGACTTCATTTAAAATCCTCAGTTGTTCCGCATCCACTCGATCTTTTAAAACTGGATACGTAACACCTAATGCATCTTTTCTAGCTTGCGCTGCTTCAACAGATGAATCCCCTTGAACTACTATTTGATTGAGTTGATCTTGTACACTAATTGCTTTGTCTACAGCACTATTTGCAATATTTGTAGCACTTTTAGAAATACCATTTGCATTATTAGCTATACTAGTTGCGTTATTAGCGATATTGGTTGCATTATATGCGATATTAGTTGCATCATTAGAGATTTCTTTTGCTTTATACGCTTCATCTATTGCTAAATTGATTTTGGGATACCCAACTCGCAGAGTATCTCCTGGTAATAATTTAGGCACATTAGCCATATTTGCCACCACCCTTATACATATTTAGCGCGGTACTTGAATGCAATGTTGATATTTAGGTTCGAACCGCCTATATTAATTGCATTAGTGCCTGGCATTAATTCTAATTTTTCTAAGTTACCTTGAAGTTGGAACAAGAAATTCTGTCCGTTTTTAATCGCTGCGTATCGTTCTGCATCAATCAAAAAGGACGAATTGGTAAAAGTTCCAAAATAAAAACTCTCACTTTGGATAGTGAGAGTTAACAAAGTTGCACTTCCGGATATTTCTATTGTAGGTCGTATAACTTTTGAACCGAAGTTATCTATGTTTAGCAACTGAGGACTCGTTATGCTAAATTGCGATGTCCCAATGTCTAAAGGTATATCTGACATAAATGGGATTTCATCTCCCCACAACACAATATCCGTACTATCCACAATTGAATAAGAATGTGGATCATATGCAATTAAGGGTAATTCAAACTTACCCATCCTGAAATAACGATCAATCGAAAGTGAACCGCTATATTGAACCTTGTAATATTTATCAGGTTCGTAATCATAGATTAATTTTACTACCTTCGGCCTACCATACGGATCAATAAAGGCAGCTACCATTTTCCTGATAGCTGCCGCTAATTCGAATCTATTTTCTTGTGGTTTAATGATCAATGGTAAATTAAACTCTAAAGGGTCTATATCCGAACCGAAGTAATAAGCACCAGGACGACCAGGAATAGCAACAGTATAGTCACGAATTGGTGGAGCTGCTGGATGTTGAAATCCTGGTAAAAGCGCTAAACCCAATTGATTTAACGATTTTCCATCTATGGTTAAACTCATAATTGCCCCACCCTTCTTCCTGATGTTTTAATATGTTTTCCTAATTCGACTGCTAATTTTTGCACATCGGCTTCTTCTCTAATTACAAATGTTGAACCTCTAAACATATCAGCGAAATTATATGAATCTGATTTATTAGCATTTGAAGAGGAATTGCCATCCGCAGTTCTTTGACTAGCATTTCTGCTCATCGCTTCTGAACTGTTAGCTAGACTGCCATATACATTACTCATGACACTTTTTAAGCCGGATAGCTCTTTCATAGAATTAGCCATCGAATAACTCATATCGCCAATTAATCGGCTCATAGTACCTGTAATACCAAGTGATTTTTCATTCGAAGATAAAGGCGTAACAGATACACGATTACCTCTCTTTGTAAATAACTCTGGTCCAGCTTCACCGGCAATAAATGATCCGTCCCCAAGAACATGTCCACCTGTTGCTAACATTGGAATTGTAGGGATATGAGTTTTCCCACCACCGACAAATGGAACCCAGTCAGGCATATCTATACTGTTAATACCCTCGATCAATGAATTAATCATTGAAATAACGGCATTTATTGGTGCTTTCGCTGCGAGTTCTATTCCATTGAAAACTCCATCAAAAATTTTCACAATTCCTTTCCAAGCTTTGTCCCAGTCTCCTGAAAAAACACCAGAAATGAAATCGATAATCCCATTTAAAATTGGCTTTAAAACCGTATCCCACACAACTTTGATTCCATCAAATGCATCTGATACAACACTACCAATAGCACTAAATACAAATTTAAATGCTGGTAAAAGGACTGTTTCTATAATGGAACCAATGAGTGAAAATACAGGTGCTAATATTTCATTCCAGACACGTTGGATGATTTCAAATGCATCTGTTACAATATCCTTTATAATTGTGAATCCTTTGTCAAATACGGGTTGCAACGTTTCAGTGATTATAGATACTATTTGATCTATCGTTGGCTTGAAATATTCGTTGTATATGGCCATGATTTTATCACCGAATAATACCCAAATAGCAATTAATCCAGCGATAGCTGCAACCACTAAAGTAATCGGGCTTGTTAAAACAGCCATAACGCCAGCAAATGTTATAGCACCTGATGTGGCTAAGAATATTACTGGGGCAAGAGCTGCGCAAATACCAACAAGTATCCCTATTGCAACAGTTATGGCTGTAATTGCGCCTGCCAATACTGGATGAGCCGAAATAAATTCTGCTATTTTAGAAATCAATTCTGCTACTGTAAGTAACACTGGTTCAAGAGCTTCTTTTAAATCGTTCATAGCTTCTTTCAACTTGACCATTGGTGATGCATCCGTTTTACTTACGGACTGTTGCAAATCATCTATGCCCTGTTTTAAGTCAGCTTGTTTTTGTTCGGTTTGTAAAATCGTATTTATAATTTTTTGACCTTGATCTTCCCACATTGTCATTTTGTTATCGTAAAGGCTTTTTATCCTCTACTTCTTGCACTTCATATTAATGCAAGCTCGGCATACGTTTTCACTTATAAAGTGTCGCGGTCTCGTGGAGGGATTATATCTTTTCACCCTCTATGCTCTGCCCCTGACTATACTACGCATAGCCTTCGGTTCAAATTAGGATTCGCACCCTCTTTGCTTTATACCGCGATTTTACTTCGGCACAATTTATCATCTACCGAAAAGTTCTACACCAATTGCTTCTTTCAAATCAGCATCCTGGATTTGATCTAGCCATTTAACCATATCCACAAATGCTTGTTTACCTTCTTCTCCACCTTTAGCGATTGCTTTACCCCAGCCTTCTAATTGAGCGAATATTTCTTGTACTGCTGCGCTATCTGGCGGATTTTTCGCAAGCTCTAGTTTCTGTGCATTCATTTCCTTAAAAGATTCTAATTCAGCTCTATGCGATTCACGAACAGCATCCATTTCATCACTTAAACGTTCACTTAAAGCTTGTTTGCGGTTATTATGATTTTCTTTTAAAGAGGATAAATTGGCTTGATTTACTTCCCTTAATGAATCGAGTTGCGCTTTATTCGATTCGCTAATAGCCTTTAAATTTTCTTGCTTGCTTTGCTGAAAAGCTTCTTTTTGTTCCTGTTGTCGCTCTTTTAAAGCTTCCTTTTCATTATTTATTTGCTCTTTAACTTGCTCTTTTCGGCTATCAATCTCTGACTTCAGCGCCTCTTTTTTCGCATCAGACGCTTCTTTTATGCTGTCTTTTTCCTCTTTCAATCTATCTATTTGGCTTTTACGTTCTTCGCGTATCTTATCCAAACGCATTTTTTCTTCAAGTTCTTGTAATGCTTTGATTGCCGCCTGTCGTTCTTCTTCATTTTTCGCTTTGCTTATTTTTATCTTTAAATCAGCACGTTTTTCAGCATTTTCACGATCTTTAATATATTTATCTTCGGCTGCTGTCTTAGAATCTAGATAACCAATTTGATCGTCAATCGCTTTAAGACGATTGTATTTTTCCTCATCGATTAATTTCATACGTTCCATATATTCTTTATCGATGAGTTTTATTTTCTGTTCAGATGACTTTTCAAACGCCTTAACTTCTGCTTCAAGGGACTTTTCAAGTGCTTTTTGTTGTCTATCGTAATTTTTTGAAGCCGCATCATATTGAGCGCTGAGCTTTTTCTCTAAACTCTTTTGTTGATTTTCATAATTTTTAGAAACTGCATTGTATTCAGCATCAAGACTTTTGGCTAATGCGTTCTGTCTTTGACTATGACTTTTAGAAAGTGCCTTTTCTTGATTACTAAATGAGTTAGCAAGTGCAGATTCTTGTTTAGCAAACCCTTTTTGCATCACTGATATCTGTGCATCAGACATTTTTTCGGTATCGCCTACAGCATCACGGACAGCATCCTTCATAGAATTGCTTAATCCACGTGCCATTTCAACTGAACGAACACGCCCCTCTTTTAATCCATCTAATAAGTTATCTATATTCCAAGATTTTTCCTTAGCTGCACTTGCCATAATACTTTGTACTTCCTGCGCTGTATAACCAACCCTTCTTAGTTGAGCGCCATACTCAGCAATAATATCAAGTTGCTCAGGGGGGAATCCTATTTTTAAAAGAGAATTAACTAATCCTAGTGCTTCTTTATTCGAAATATTTAATTCGCTACCGATTTCATTGGTTTCTTGTATTAATTCCGTAAAATCAATTTGCGAATAGGAACTAGCTATACTTGCAGCTCCCTTTATAATTTCAGTATTCGCTGCATCAGAAGCATCTTTATTCAATGACCATTGTCTTCGTACACCTTCCAATGCTTCCTCAGCGTCACCGCCATAGGCTGTAACAGTTCTGACTGCATCCTCCACAGATCTCTTTGAGGACTCTGGAACGTCAAAAGTAATATCAATTTTTGTCTTTAACTCAGACATATCTAGAGCCTGTTCGATCACTTCTTTAAGACCTAGACCGGCACCTATTCCAGCTACTACGTTTTCTAACTCAACACCTAATCCCTTAACGCTTTCGCCAGCTTCCTCTGCTTCTTGAGAGAGCTGATTTAAATCATTTCTAATGTTTTGAATAGAATTACCATCACCAACAGAACGAAGAGCTTGTTGCAACCTGCCAATATCTACTTCGGCCCCTAGCGCTTCTCTTCCGATTATCTCAATAGCTTGATCTAGCTGCCTACTTGATGCCGTACCGTTTTTAATTGCATTCACAAGACGATTCCCTAATGCATCCGCAAAATCATCAACACTTTTTCCTGTGGCGCTAAATAAAGTCTCTAATTGTCTTGTTGAACTTGCTGCTTTTTCTTGCTCAGCCTTTAATCCTGCAAGACTGTTTTTAAATCCATTAAGTTGCCCTTCTGTAAATTCAATTTCACGCCTAAACGCTCGATATTGTTCTTCATTAATCGCGCCACTTTCAAATTGTGCTTGAACTTGCTGTTGAGCTGACTTTAAGCTATCTAATTTTTTCGTTGTATTTTCAATTTGTTGAGTAAGCAATTGTTGCTTTTGCGCTAGTGCTTCCACATTGCCTGGGTTGAATTTCAATAGTCGTTGAATATCATTTAATTCTTTCGATAGTTCGCTACTTCGTTTGTTAACATCTTTTAAAGCGTTTTGAAGTCCTGTAGTTTCTCCACCAATTTCTATCGTTATCCCTTTAATTCTTCCTGCCATGTTATCACCTCACTTGCTTAGAAATTATTAAAGTCATCTTGTGTAGCTGTTCTTGTATTTTCTTGTTCTTTCTTAGGATTTCGTAATTCAACATATTCATCGATATAATCCAAGCAATCACCTATCGTCATATCTTCTAAATCTTCCTTTGATAGTTTGCATGAATAACAAAGAGCAAGGAACGTATCAACGGAAAAGCTCCCTTTCCCATTGTTACGTCCTTGCCCTTGTTCATCTTCAGTTATTTTTTTTTTGATTGAACCGTGCTTTTAATTAAGTCTTGAATTTCGGTGATAATTTCAGCAATCGGAAATTCCCCGAATGTATCCAGCCAAGTTAATGGATCCGGAACATCTTTATTTGCTGTTTTAGCAAATGCCCATACCAAGTTATAAATAACTTCGAAATCTAATTTGCTTAAATCAACCTGTGAAAGGTCAATGTTATTTTGGTCACCATCAGTTGAAATATATGAAGAAAGTACTCCTAAACTAAGAATATCTGCAAACATATCACGTCTAAATTGAGATTTATAGCGAATAGCAGTACCAGCAGTGCTTTTCAAAAGCACTGCCTTTTCATCAATTACAATTGTTTTTTCCATCTAGTTACGCCTCCACAACTTTCTCGTACACTTTTGTATACCAAGCGTCGTAAATTCCTGGTGGTGTACCAACTGTTGTTGATACTTTTACTTTTTGATTTACTGGATGTTGTGCTGCAACGAATTTTAATTCAGTTGTATTTGGCTCTGTTTTATCACTCTTTGTTGAAGAACCAGCACCAGGTCGTGATACAGATACGTTGTAAAGTAAGTGTCTAGTAGCTTTCACATCACCATCAAATTCAAACATTAGAGCAATTTTCTTAATCTTTGCATTCGAAACTTCAGTGATAACTTTATCAGTTTCATCTAAAATTTCCCCTAATACTTCAGTCCGGAAGGCTTCAGTAACTTTAGCGATATTTAATGTACCTTCATATCCTTGGTTACTTGATTCAGTATAGTAGTTGCTGTCATCTGCATAAAAATCAGATTGTTCACCTTTTGGCTCTAATTTCATTTCAACTGCCCCTGGTAATTTACCTGGAGTTCCATATGTGATCTTTCCTGTCTCATCCTCAGTAATTACACTATAATGTACTTTCTTTAGACCAAAAGTAACTTTATTTTCTGCCATTTATATCAACCTCGTTTCATATATTTTTTGATACACTTTTTCAGATTCAATAAATCCTTCAACTTGTGAATCGTAAGGTATTTCACAATCATCTAGGACTTTTTCAAGCTTAGCTTCAGCAACTAAATCCTTTTTAGTTGTGTAAAGCTCTATATTTAAATCGTTTATCTTGTGATACACCATATTGTCAGCCATTAAGTTGGCTGAACCGTCCCCAATGAAACAAATATAGGGAAGCTTCGGTACCGGATTATCCTGGAGCGCTGTGAAATGCGAATAAGCCACAGGATAACCTGTAGCATCAAGGATTTTCTTTAATTCAATTAAATTCATTGTTGAATCGCCCTTTCAACTCGCTCGGAAAAATCATTTACTGCTTTTTCTTCAGCAGGAGCAATATGCACTATAGCTGGAACACGACCGCCATTCACTTTTGCGTGTCCCTTCTCTAATAAGTGTGTAAGCTGAGGTTTCAATGCGTTATGAACAATAAATGCATTACCTTCCTTTTTCTTACGCCACCCTTTTGCATATTTACGTCCGCCTTTACTGTCACTTTTAGGACTCGTTTGCTTCAATTCATCTACAAGATTGTTTGCAACTACCTCTTTTTCAACTTCTAACTTTTCTTCTACTTCTTTTCCATACCTTTGTAGTTCTCTAGCAATATCATCTGCTAGACTATCAATACTAGCCACCAGCTACCACCTCACAATACAATTCGATTTTTTCATCTTCGCGTTCGTATGTGCGGTATATGTTATATTCTTTTTCACGGTACTTAACTTCACGTTCATCTTGATAATCCAAAACGTGGACGATTAAAACACAACTCGCTTTAATGTCACTTTGACCAGCTTGAAAGAATTCTGATTGAGGGACAGATTTCTTTTTACAAAATACTTGTCTATTAAACGTTCTTACTTCCTCTTTTTGTCCTAAATCATCTTCAATGATTTTAACTATTGGAAAGTGTAGAATATCGTTCATTTATAATCACCCGCTAAAGTGAGATGATTCTTAAGCATGTTATACGATAATTGGAATCGTTCTGCTTCCTTAGCATCGGCAATAAAATTAGCTTTTGTATACATAATTATTGCTCGTTTAATTAATGGATCTGTATCATCATTTGATTTAAAACCAGAAACACCAGATAACTTCAAATCGGTTCTGGCCGCTTCAATTAAAACATCAATTTCATCATCTAAAGCATTATGTGAGACACGCAATGCCTTTTTTACCACTTCAAGCATCATATTTATTCACCAACTGGTTCAAGTTCTTCTAACGCTTTAAGTGCTGCTTCTTTTCCTTTAACCTTTTCCCCGTTCGGAAGTTCATAATATCCTCCGCCAACATGGACAATTTCAGGAACAACGGGCTTATAATCACCAATTGGTTCAGTTTCTAAGAATCCTTCTTTTTGTAGGAATTCTACTCTTTCTTGGTCATCTGTTTTATATGATTCTCCGACACTATAATGCACATAGGAGAACTTATCACGGAATGCTGTAATTACTTTAAATTCTTGCATTTTCTTTTCAGACATAAAAATACCTCCTTATTTCAAATGAAAAAGCGGCTATTAAACAGTAGCCGCTTTCTTAACACGTAAGAATCCATTTTTAGAGATTACGTTACCCCCTGCAAATACTGAACCTCTATGAGCAATCATACCTTGCTTAAATTTGAAGTCAGTTGAACGTTGTACATCCATATCAGAGAAAATAGTAAGTTGGTAGTTTGATAACGGACCATAAGCCATGTTGAATTGACCAGCTGTTGTTGCTGCATCAGAAACTGCCTTACAAGCACTATTAATGATGAAAGGTACACCGTCAATTGTTCCAGAGTTACCATTTGATACAACGTTATATACCTTTTTACCGTCAGATGTACGAAGTTTAGCAAATGCTTTTAAATCCTTTTTGTTTAAGATTAATACAGCTGCATCTTCAACATCTTCATCTCCACCATAGCTATAGATGATATCGTCTAATGTAGAAGCATCAATTTTTGAAATTTCTAAGTCTGTTGCTGCATCGATTGCTGTTGCGGCTGCTGAGAAGATACCAACCAGACGATTAGTCGCACCTGTACCAATTAAAATTTCACGAGTGATTTTCTTACGAGTTGCAACAGTTATGCCTTTCATTACTTCAGAATCATAATCAGCTGCCGGTAACTTTTGAAGTTCTTCAGTGTCTTCAGAATACGCAGTGATTTTAGCTTTTGTAATGTCAGCATATCCAAACTGAGTGTCAGCCGTAGTGTAATCGCCACTTTCAGTTGAATAATCCCCTTCACCATAGCTCTTAATGTATGGTTGTTGGTAGCTCTCTCCGCCTTTTAGTGTTTTTGTTAATACGCGATCAATTAGTGTAGAAACTTCATTAAAAGTAGGTCGAATATCTGAAGCGCTATGTTTTGGTAATACTACATTTCCGCTTCCTACAGTAACAGCACGATTTTCCATCAATGCTTGTCCACGTTTTTCTGATGCTTCTAACTCTACATCTTGTTGTGGCTGCTCATTGTTAAATGTTTCAACCACTGTACGCACTTCTGGCTCATTGTTGTTATTGATAACCTCAGCCTCTTTCAGTAAACGTTGGCGAGTCTCAATTTTTGTTTGTTCCTCGCTTAGTTCACGTAATTCAGTTTCTAATGCAACTAAATCAACGTCTCCAGTACCTTCTAATGCCGTTCTAATTTCAGCTTTACGTTGTAAAATTTCTTGTAAACGATTCATATATCATTCTCCTCTATAAGTAAGTTTTTAAAATTAGTTTTTTACGTAACTCTTCTTTTTGTTTTCTTTCTTCATGATGTTTATATGGATCGTAACCCCTCGCGCTAACTTCCGAATCCGGATATGCAGGAAAGGCTACTGCGCTAACCTCAAATAACTTAGCTTTAGTTACCGTTCGTAACATTAAGTCGTCGTCAGGTTCATCTATTTCCTCAGTGATCATACTAAAACCGAAGCTAACACCATCGACATCACCACGCTTAATCGTTTCATATGTGTCATTTCCAAGTGTTGTTTTGGGTAAAGTTAATTCAAACCTCAATCCAATAGAATCCTCAGCTAATTGCAAAGTGTTGTTCTTTGTTCTGCCCAAAACTTTAGAAGTGTCATGCGCCCACAAAAAACGTTGGTCGTCTTTTTGCAACGATTCCAAGAACGCACCTTGTCGGAATTGTTCGCGGAATTTTCGATAATAACCCATAACTACTGAATTCATTCCCCACTTCACAGCGTATCCAGATAGTATTTTGTTACCTTGTTCATCTTCTCTAATTTCCATCGTTTGCGTTATTAGTTCCCTTTGTTCCGTTTTGTCCATTGTTATCACCTCCTTCATCTGTAACTTTTCCTTCTTTGACTAAGGCTGTATCCAATCTTCTGATTGGTTTATCTCCGCCTTCAATTGGACCAAGCGAAAGAATAGCTCTCCATTCATTTGGTACTAACGCTCCTCTATCTACCATTTGAACAAGATCCATCTTTGTTTTCATTGAGGCATATTGAAGGGAAGAAGATTCAAAGATAATTTTGTTCCCAAATCCTCTTTCTTTACGTGAAAAAAGCTTCCTGGTAAATTCTCCAGCAAGCTGCATAGCTAATGGTTCTATCTCAGATTCGTAATACGCATTCCATTCGTCTTCATTGTATTTACTTTGAATGATATTTTCGTTTGTATTAAAGAAGTTGTAAATACGTTGAACTGTTTCTTGCATTTGTTTTGAATCTGGAACAAACGCTTCAGGTTTAACTTGTTCTAAATCATAACGTGGATCAGATGAAGCTGCACCACCATCATTCGCGATATTTAAATAGTTATTAACAAAGTTTTTAACCTGCATATCTATATCTTCTTGTTTCAATACTGATTTAAATTTAAGAATCCACTTTACTACAGCGCTATTTTTAATGGCTTTAACAATACCTTGATCAGTAGTCGTTACAATTTCCATCAATTGTGATAAAGCTTTACCTGGATGTTCTCCAAAAAAATCATTTTCATTAAAATCTTTGCGTAGATGAATTATATCAGTATATGGAACAGTCATTTGTTTTCCATTTCTAAAGTAAAACTTCAAAAAGATGTCTCCAAATGTCCCTTCAACAACCTCAACTGTTGTACAAGGTATAGGATATATTTCAGAAGCATATCCCGAGTCATCCCGTTTAATGTAAGCAAATGCATTATGATTCAGTTCTAATTGATTAGTCATTTTCTCTTGAAACATTTGACCTGTCATCAACGGATTAGGTTCTTCTAATAAAAACCTAATGTATGGCTCTGGATTAACTTTGAATTCTGTATTATTATCCCTAATGTGCTTGGCAACTAACTTCCCAACAGCCTTAGCCTTTGGCCGTATACACGCACGGATTATATCACTCTGATAAATATCTCCACTCCAAGAAAAAAAGCCGCCTCCTGTATCACTAATCATTTCATACCGGTTATAACTTTTAGTAGTTTGAGCTTGCTTCTTTCCAAATATCTTATCGAATAATCCCAATTTCTCACCTCCTTCTTAAATCATGTTGAGATAGTCATTCCTCTTCTCTTGAAGGATTACATAAGCATTTAAAAGCGCTGCCGTTCCATCGATACGGCGGCGCTGATTCTTCGTTTTATTCGGTTGTATGTTTAAGTTCTTATCAATATCAATTGCGGTATTAGAAAGGCACCATTTATCAATTGGATTATTGTTATAATTAACTAATTTTGATTCTAAGTCAGCTCCTAATAATTTCATCGGACTTGAAAGTGTTTGCTTGCCTTGTGCAACAGGAACCATTGCTTCTTTGCCAAAATAACCTTCCATTTCTTCAACCCAATACTTCGCGGACCATCTATCATAACCAATCCAAGGTAGATAAATGCCGTATTCATCTCTAATTTCTAAAAACCATTCAGTAACATACTTATAATGAACGGAATTTCCTGGAGTAGTTCTTAGAAGATCTTGTTCATACCACAAATCGTATGGTATTTTATCTTCTTTACTTCTTTGTTCTAGTAAATCCTCAGGCAACCAATACATTTGCTTCACGTATATTTTCTTATCATCAGGAAGCATAAAAATAACCTTCGCTGCAGTTAAGTCGGTTGTCGAAGATAAATCGCAACCACCAATACCATAGGAAGGTTTTAATTCTGCAATATCAAATATTGCAGTGTTATTTAATTGTTCAAATGTTAACCATGCTTCTGTTGAAGTTTCTCTAATATTAAAATCTTTTGTAAGTAAGTTTTTAACAAGCATAGCATTTGCTTTCGCTTTTTCAACTTTGCTTCTTAATTGGTCTAAGTTTTTGATTGTGCCTAATCCCGGATTCGCTTTTTTCCAGCAAGACTCTTCTGTCCACTCTTCACGTTTATCTAATTCATAAATAATAGGAAGAACTCGTTCATCTTTATAACCATCTGGATCATCGTAACCATTTATAATACGCTCAGCTTCTTCATATTTAATATCAAAAATACCTTCACGAACCGTACCAGCAGTCGTTGTAATAATTGATATTGGCTGTTCACGAGCCGTCATACCATCAACAATAACGTCATAAAGATTCTTATCTTCAATAGCATGTAGTTCATCTATTAATGAACAATGCACGTTAAGTCCATCAAGTGTATTTGAATCACTTGAAAGAGGTTTGAAAGAACCATCGTTAAAATCTGAAATCATTTCAGCTACTAACGTACGAATTCTTTTAGAAAGGATTGGCGATTTTTTCACCATTCTCTTTGCTTCAGACCAAATAATCTTAGCTTGATCTTTTTTTGTTGCTGCTGATACGATTTCTGGCCCTGGTTCATTATCAGCAACCATTAAATAAAGTGCAATTGCTGAACCCCAAGCCGATTTTCCGTTTTTACGGGCAACAATTAACATAAACTCACGGTATTTTCTTATACCATCTATTTTATGAACAAACCCAAATAAAGCGGCTGTCATAGCTTTTTGCCACAACTCTAATAAGAATGGTTTACCACCCATTTTACCTTTACTGTGTTTGCAAAAATTCTCAACAAATTCTATTGCATGATTTGCACGTTTGGCGTTATATTCCCATTCACTTTTTGTACTACTAAGGTCTGTAACAAGCTTTTTATAAACCCGCCTTACTTTGTCTGATACAATTTCTTGTTTAGTTTTTATTTTGTACCAGTATTCCAAAATTGGATTATAAGATAGAGGGTACTTAATCACGGCCATTTACAAAATCATCAAACCCGTCGCTATTCTCCTTGGGTTTTGGTGGTATTTTAGGAACATAATCGCCAAGTTGTTTCATGATAGATTGGTAGTTTTTATTCATCGATATATAACGCCTAGCTTGTGGACGCTCTCTTTCATACGGTTCTTGATTCTCTGATTGGGAGAACATTTCATCATAACCGTTCTCGTCAAGATCTTTCCTAATATCTTCTAACCGAACTCGTAAGTCTGCTGCTTCAACAATTAACCCTTCTACAACCATGAGGGTATCTTTTGGCATCTCTTTATAAATCCGTTTAAGTCTGTTTACTTCCTTCTTAACTCGTTCTTCTTTTGTTAATTCTTTCTTTATCGCCATCAATAACACCTCACTTCATTTGTATTGGGGTAGGGGGGTCACGCGAAATGACCTGTGTGTTACACGAAGCTCCCCTCTCGGTCCCCCTATGGGCCTTCGTTTTATTTTTTATAGGGGGGGATGACCCTTTCTTCTTTAATTGTTCTTTCAACAAGTTGATTTTCAATATGATATACATGGTTTAAATCTATGTTTTGTTTACCTTCTTTTTCAAAGCCGTTAGTTTCCCATTCATAAGCAATAGATACTTTCCCTTCTATTGTTTCTCCGTTATAAATAACAGTCGGAACACTATTCATATCTTTAACTTTAATCACTAATAACTCATTATCATTACATTTTTTGTTCTTATACTTTGATATATGCCACACATCAACAAAAGCCCCGCTGCACTTAGGACATACATTAATCTCTTTATAATCTTTTTTAGATTTATATCCGACTCTTTCTTTATTCCCACAGGCTAGACACTCTGCCATATGATGATATCTACTCACTCATATCCCCTCCTAATCAAATCTCCATTATCATCAAACATTACATCTTCTCTAATCAATACAGCTTTGCCAAACGTCTTAGTATTATGACATGGTAAACATAAGTACTGTAGGTTCTCATGATTCAATGTGATATCTGGATTGTCTATAGTCTCTGGTGTAATCTCAACAATATGGTCAACGATATATCCAGGTACTTCTTTGCAATGCTCACACATGCCATCTAATGTTGTAGCAATGTACGACTCTCTGCATTTCTCCCAAGCTGTTGACTTATAGAACTTCTTTGCGTATTCCTTAGCCATTCACCCACCTCACGATAATCTCTTCTATAAATTTAACAATTCATTTACAACATCTTTATTCGGCATCTATATTTACTTTTTATCACAAACCATATTTTCAGTTGTACTTACAATTACTTGATTGTTTACTATTTGAGTTGTGGTTGTATATTCTCCTGTACCAACCAACTTCCCACCCTTATCATGACACTCTTTCACACTTATACAGAATCCCACAAACGCAAGAATAACTAATACAAAACATATAACTACAAGCGCGTTAAGTAATCTTTCCATTTACGCCTCTACCCATTTGTGCATCACTTCTTGAGTAACCCTGTACTTAATAGGAACTAATACACCATTTATTAAATCTGCAATCTCTTCTGCTTTATCTTTACTTTCAATTGTCTTAGCTATTCCTTCACTTCCAGCTAAATCAATAACAGGAAACGGGCAATCATAACCAACAGCAAACCTAGATACCCATAATCGGCCTACTTTTACTTTGTACTTGTACTTTATCTCCTCCATCATTCATCATCCCCCATTAGTTCATATTCTCGTACTCTTGTAAGTGCGTACTCGAGAGTACCTAAGATATTATCTGCGCTATTGTTTTCACTTACTTGTACACTTAATATGTCAACTTTCTTTGTTAGTTCTGCCACAGTTGCAGATAACGATTTGACTGATTCCTTTAACTCTTCATTTTCCATAGCTAAATTAGTTAAATACTCGATTCTCTTTTTGAATTTAACTTCTTCAAATATGTGTTTTTCAAAATCCGTCATCTCATCCTCCTTACAAAATAAAAAACACCATTTATAGGTGCTGTGTTTAATCTTCAATAACTTCTATTTCACAAAAGAAAGTTTCAAAGTTATTACAACCCTTTATCCATCCGTTTTCATCGTTTTCTAATTTCTTACGATACTTTAATGCACTTTCTTTCTTCAGAAAATATTTCTCTTCTTCGACAATTTCTTGTTCATAAGGTTCGTCATTCATTACTCCAACGTAATATATTTTCATTGTATCCTTACTCCCTTCACTTTAAGTGATAGGATATCAGCTTATTAGCTACTGTAATTGTTCTACTATCTCATTAAATAACTGTCGCCCTTTTTCTGGATATCTTTCTAATCCACCATCAGCAAAGTATTCACCTTCACTATTTATGATTTCAATTAATACTTCACCCTTTTCCCAAACCTGAAAAGAGAACGCTACACATGATTCGAATTCTTTTAATGCTTCTTCTCTGTCTATGGTAGCTAACATAATATCCGTATCAGCATGGTCCCACATCATAACTGTATAGATCAGCACGAAATCACCTCAAAAGAATCATATTTTTAAAAATCCATAACAATATTTGTTGTATGCATGGGAAATGAATAGATATTCAAATTGACTGCCGATAAGGTTACTTATGTAAACAAGTTTTTCGGGAAATATACCGTCATATCAATGTTCGTGGCACTTTCGAGAACTTCCACTTACAACATATTTTATGCATCGTTGATTTTACGCTGTTTTTGCCCTGAAACTACCGTTATTTCCTGCATAAACTTCACATTGTTAACTATCTCTATTTTCGTTCAGTTAGTTGCACAAATCTTACTATGTATATGAACAACATTTCGGGGAGGTTTTACTATGAAAATAGAAATTCAATTTAAGTTCAAAGCTGATATTCCAATCGTTACATTAGTAGAATTACTTTTACTAATCGTACAAGCTTACCTGGGGCTATAGTCTCAGGTATTTTCGTTCGTTGTGTTCGTTTGTTTTGTTAGCCATTCGGATAGGATCTAACTCTTTCTAATTGAGCCATTTCCTTACTTACCATACTCGCAACATCATCGGCAGCTTCATAAGTCTTTTCAAATATATCTGCTTTACATGGATAAAACTCTCCGTTAATACCTTTCACGATATAGTCATATTCTCCAGCTCGCATATTACCTTCTAATGTAACTATTATTAATGTGTTTGGTTCGTCAAAGAATAATATGTTTTTACCAAACTCATTAATTAACCATTCAGGTCGGTCACTAAACATCGCGTTCCCTGTTTCAGGATTAAAACCTAAAAACTGAATAGCTTCAATTACAATTGGTTTCTTCCTATACTCCAATATTCATCCTCCTAACCAAATGTCCATTTTGTTTAACTTCACGTTTAATGTGTAATTTCTATATAACAAAGAAAAAAGCACCCGTTATGGATGCCCTTTTCTTCACTATACTCTGCTTGCATACAAAGTTTGGAAAACTTCTTCCCATCTTCTTTCATCATGAAATTCTTGTGCTAATCCTTCAGCAAAATGGTAATCTCCACGATGACTTGGTACAGCTTCATATATTTCTTGTTCAAACATATGATTGCTTACTTCTTCATTTCTACCGATTTTCTCACGATAAGAATCCATAACGTCCATGATTGCGCGGTATTCTAATTTTGTTACATTACATTCAAATAAGAACCTTGAAAGACCTGTATTCTCAAATAGTAACTGTTGTCTAAACTCAATAAATGCTAAACGATCTTCTAATTCCATGTTTTCCATTTCCTCATCTCCTCTTGCTCTATTTTATGCAAATATAAATATTCGACATAATTAGATAGAATCCTCTACAAAACAAAAAGCCATCACCGAAGTGACAGCTTTCAAGGGGATGGGAGAAAAGAGAGAAAACAAATGGCAAAAGTTTCTCTTATATCAAGGCTGAGTACTCTCAACCTTCTCCAAGCCACCGCATCATGTAATTTTTAGCTCTTATTAGCTACGCGCTTTACGTTCGGTGACTGGGAGAAGAGCAAGAGCTTCCATAACCTCTTTCAACCGACGACGTTCAGTAGTTTGCTCCATGCGTAAGAGCTGTCATCGGTTCAAAGAGAGCTAGGGACTCTCTTGTTTATACTCCGTAGAGTCGGTCAATACATCGGCTGTCGCAGGGCCTTAGCTGACCAAATCTTTTATATAGCTGGAATTATTATATCCAAGACGTATATGAATCTTCCGACGCCTTGTTTGAACCAATACACTAGAGGGACGGAAGGGGAATGTTTCCGCTGTATTGGCTCAAACAAAGAGTGGAACTCTTTGCCCTCGTTTTGGTCATTAATAAGAATCGTGAGTAATTACTAATGTACGAGATACGTATACTTTTTAGCTTTTTAGAATGCAAGTGTCACTCAATCAAGAGCAACCACCCCCATTCCATTTTCAAGAACCGACATATTAGAGGGAACTAGACTTATATTTATTATCAACCCAGAGGACGCATTCCGAGCTGATTGATAAATACAATAGAAACAGCATGACGAATGCGAGTTATCTCACACCCGCCACACTGGAATATGTCTTCATTTGTTTTCATTGGTCTTTTCGTCTTAACGCGGGTTCGTACCGCCTTGCCCGCCCTACTATGCGGTATACGTTGCCGTGACATTCTCGCATAAGAACGTTTCACTTATAGGTGTACTAATCCTCTTCGATATGCTGTTGTCAAAGGGCTTGTACATATAATTTATAATTTTTAGCATTTTATTTAGTCCCCCAAAAAGTTCGCGTTTTGTTCGCTGTTTTTAGATTATCCCTAGTGCTGTAGCAATCAATTTAACCGCACTCTGCTTCTTCTCATAGAAATATGTCTTCTTAAGTAATAGATCATGATAAACATCTGAATCTTTTACTCTTTCGTTAGTCAGGAACTTGCGCTCAACAATATTCCGCTCGTCTTCATCTAATAAATTGTGAAGTGCCTTCTCAACCTGCTGCACCTTCCATTTACTCGTATTCCTTGAATCACGTAACTCAGGGAACAAACTAATTCCTTCCTGCTCCACATCATTACTGAAACGCATCTTGAGTGCTCTGTACTCCTTTAATACGCTTACTACTTCCTTTTGTACTTTCTTATCATCAACAGCCGGTAATAAAGTTAATTGTCTCTCCATGAAGGAATCCCCCTATTTCTGAATTTGTCTTTTTAACATCACGTAAGGTACGTGAAATTTCACTATCTCTTTGTTGAATAAGGGAACGATGACTACAATACAGCCCCCACCACACTGTTAGTCATTGTTCCACTATCCATTAAGCTGTCTTTTTGCCACTCGTTATTCCACTACTAAATCGCCACCCATCATTTAAATGATCCATTAACTCCTGATACGTAAATACATCGAATATCGTAACGCACTGATTATCTCCAAACCCTGGTTCTTTTCGGAACAACATATACTCTCTTGTACCTTCGTATCTTTTTATAACGCTCACCCCTTAATTTCTTTTATAAACACTTCAACACGCGGTTTCTCTGAATACCATTTACTCACCTTTAGATCCACTACCTGGCTGTCATCATTCCATATGACTTTGTTTAGCGCATCCTTTACTCCTTTCACATAATTATCAACGTCAGGCTTTGTTGTAGGCCTTAATAACCCCTCTTCTGCTGCTAGTGCTTTCTTTTTAGAGAAGGATTTAAGGGAAGGCTTGTACACCTTCACCTCTAGTTGTAATGGCCCTTCTAATAATTTCTCTGGTGCATACTGTGAAGCTACTAATCCAACATACTGTTTAAAGTTTCTTGATTTCATTGGATCTCTCATACTTATCTTTCCGTTACGAATTCCTGCTCTCGGTCTTCCTTGGGCCACTGGTTCTCCTAGTACTGTGAATTTAATCATCGTCTTCCTCCGTCATTTCTAGTTCTTCTTCATTCCTCCCACATGATGGGCAAAAGAATTCGTCGCAACATGGACAACTTACTAAGAATGAATAGCATTCAGGACATTGATCCATTCTTTTAGCCTCACTTTCTATTAAAAGGATTTTAGTTCTGTTTCCATCTCTCGCCTTTACGTAAATGAATATTCCAGGCTTGTCGATCTGTAAATCCCATTGCCCTCAGTTCCTTTATATTTTGTGGTTCTTCATAAGCGAAAGTACCGCTGTATTCTTTTCCAAAATCAAAACCAGAATCAACTACCTCATCAGAATCAATACTGACTTCTTGAACACCACCTTTTATTTCCACTCTTTCTCCGTCAGGTGTTTCTAAAAATAATTTCGCACCTTCTACATTTACTCCCACTTTCCTAACCTCACTTTCTAATCAAAGGATTATTTTGTTGAATTTTTTACAACCAATCATTAAAATATCTTATAATCGTTATATGCAAACTTATTTTTAGGAGTAGATAGAATGCCAGTTACACTCGAACTTATTCTTTTCATTCTTATAGCAATTAGTGCTGTTGGCTATTTGATAAAAGAATCTCAAAAAACTAAGAAAAGAACCCTTGGAATTTCACTAGAACTTTTAGTTCTTTTCTGGTCAATATGGAGAATATCGACTATCATAATCCAAATTTCAGAATATAATCTCTCGTGAATAAAATTAAATATTCCGTCAATACTGTATATGACATCAGATTTTCTCCTTGTTCCCCCTTGGAGAACCGAGCAGTTAGCTTTTGCTAGCTGCTCTTTATTTGTAAGAAGCACTCAATTAACTAGACTCACATATAATATTCTGAGTTCCTTTCTTTATAAAATAGTCGTTATAAAATGAGACTCGTCACGAGAGCACTTTACTAAGTGCTCTTTTTTGGTTTTAAAATAAAACAAAATGAAATTTTTATAATAAACCTTCAATCTTTGTTATCGCTTCAAATATTGGATAGATTTGCTGCGGCACCACCGCGTTTCCTAAGAATCTCAATCTATCTTCGTCCAATCTTGTGGCAGTCCCATCATCCATTCCACAAACTGCGGGTTTATTTTCTTCCCAATATCTTCTGGAAAGTATTCCCCGATTGATCCCGGTAGTGTTTTCCCATGTTTCCCGTTTGCTTCTGAAGGACACAACTCTCGGATTGGCTTGTAATTTTGACTTGTCGTTGGAGTGGCCAACAATAAATGTCCGGTATCTTTGATGTGGCGCGCCGACACTGACAGCCGGAAATACGAACGTCCTTGTCGAGTAGTTTTCTTCTTCCAAGTCGGAGAGCACGGTGTCCAAGCCCATCGTGACGTGTCCAGCAACATTTTCTCCAACAAACCAAGTGGGTCGGAGTTCTTTAATAAGTCGGAAGACTTCTGGCCATAACCATCTTTCGTCTTCTGCGCCTCTTCGCTTCCCAACAAGACTTTCCCCCTGACAGGGATATCCTGCTGAAACAACTCCAATTGAATCAACGTCAACACCTCCATCTATTAATGATTGTTTCGTAAGTTTATATAAATCCGGGAAAATAGGAATGTTAGGATAATTCTTTCTCAGCACCCTCTGATTGAACCCTTCTATTTCACAAAAGGCTACTGTTTCGATTCCAACCCAATCCGCTGCCATGCTTATTCCTGCAATTCCCGAACATAGATCCAACATTTTCATTTCCTATTCCCCTTTGTTTTAAAATGAAGTTTTTATATAAAGTTTTCTCAATATCTACAATCTGGAAATAAATTACCTTTTATGGTAACTTATTGGTAATCCCATAAAGTTCTATTGTTCCATTAAAAAGGACCCCTACCCCTTTTCCGGGTCCTTTTTCAACGTTTTCTACTAAAATAGCGTTTTTTATTCAAATTGATGCCCTGCTTATTTGGGCGCATTTACCAGTATTTTTACCAAAAAATTCATGATATTGTTAATTAGTCGAGTACGTCATTACTTGACGATTACCCTTAGGGGCTCCCCAGACAAATGGGGCTCCTTTTATTCAAATAACGATTTTGTTTAAATTTCATTAACCTTATTGATTCCTTTACATACAGTATTATCACAAGAAATTCAATAAGTGCTCCGGTCTAGTTACCTTGAATTTCTTGCAAATCTTGTGGGAAGAATCCGTTTATAACAAACGGGTTCTTTTATTTATTCATCATAAAATAACTATTTTGTTCTATTTCACTTCACGAATAATGACTAGCACTCTACCTTCCATATTTTCGCTCCAAGAGTACACACAACCCGTTTCGTCTAATACCGCTTCTAAACGTGGCAATACTTCTTGTACATCCTCTTTCTCAATAATCGCTTTTCCTTCACCAGCTAATAATGCATCTAAATATTTTTTTAATTTGTTCATGTTTACTTACCTCCATTTTTTATAAAATAACGCTTTTGTTTAGTTTTCTTTTTTCGTAAAATGTGCAGCTGTATATTTTTTATCTTTTGACCAAGCTAAGACAAAAGGAAATCTATGATTATCTGGTTCGAAATTCGAATACTTGAATGGATGCCTTAATGACATTTTAAGAGCTAGTTTCTTCAAACTAGGCATTAAGTGAAGATGTGTTTTCGACCAACTTAAATGTTCCTCTTCTACTTGTTTTAAAAACCATTCATACCCATTTCGAGAGATATTTGAAACATTAAAAGAGACCTCTATACTATGAATTTTCGAGCCTGTAATTCTTGCTCTATGTGATGGTAAGCAAGTATAAGCAGGAACACATTCCCCGTTTGAAATATTGAAATACAATACTTTCACTTTTTAACCTCACTTTCGTACAAAATTCAATTTTTTGTTTAGTTTATCCATCCTTGTTTTTTTAACTTTTGCATGGACTCTCTAGCTAGTACCACCTTTAATTGACCGTTCTTACCACGAAAAAAAATTAAATTTGTAAACACACTATCAAAATCTCTTTTCCATTTAAAAGTTGGGTCTAATCTATTAGGAAACTTCCCATCAGACTTTCGTATCGTTGAGATTTTGATATTCTTCATTCTCATAAAATTTTCTTCACCTATTTTTGTCATTTGTCTATTTCTTGTATGTCTCATCCGTTTCATTCCCCCTCTCAAATAATGCTTTCGTTATAAATCAAATACCTTCATATCTTCCAATCCACATTTATTACAAGCCATTATAATGATTCTTTTTCCATCTTCTGTTTTAAAGTCGTATTTTTTATCACAAAAACAATGTTCGTGAGACAATAGACGATTTAACCATTTGAACATTCTCATCACTAACTTTCTTAACAAAATTCAAATTTTGTCTTACTTTACGCCCGTACTTCCAAATCCACCTGTGCCACGATCACTCTCAGATAGTTCGTCCACTTCAACGAAATGAGCTGTTACTACTGGCGCTATGACGCCTTGAGCGATGCGAGTTCCCTTTTCTATTACATGAGCTTGCATGTTTGCCGCTTTAGGAATTTCAGTATTATCAACTAACACCCCAACTTCTCCACGGTAGCCACTATCCACTGTTCCAAGAACAACTCTCAACTTTGTATTACGCGTCATACCGCTACGCGGGCGTACCTGCAATTCATAACCTGGTGGAATCTCGAAAGCTAATCCGGTTTGTACAACTTTTGTTTCGCCTGGCCAGATAATCGTGTCCTCCGCTGCTACAAGATCAAAACCGCTATCTCCTGGCTTCGCATATCGTGGCAACTCTACATCTCTTACTCGCTTAATCTTTGTTCTTAACTTCATCCTGTTCCGCTCCTTATAAGTAACTTCTCAATTCTTTCTTCCGATTTTTCAACTCGTCCAAAGCTTTTCTCGTTTTCTGCCTTTCACCATCCATCATGACAAGGTGATATTCCAAATTACTAATATCGCTTTCTATCTTTTCAAGCTCACCTTCCACCTGTATTTTGGTTTCTTTCTTCATGCAATCCCTCCTACAGTCCTAATTCCTTCATAATCTTTCCTTCTTCGAATCCAACAACTATATTCCCGTTCTCAAACTTAAACGCTGGTAAACTATGAATACCGTTAGATTTTAGGTTTTCGTAAACTTTATCTGTATCGCTTGAGTTATCTACATTAATTTCTATTATTTCTACCTCTACCGGGCACGCTTCAAACATAAATTTCGCCCTCTTACAATTTGGACAATCATTTTTCGTGTACATAACAATCTTAGTTGCCATTCTCTTCATTCTCCTTCGCTTCTGCTAATAGTTGAGTTACTTCAAACGTGCCATGCTCTGTATATTTCATTGTTCTTCCTCCTTGTATTTAGATAAGATAACCGTTAATTTAACTGCCGTTTCCTCATTCGAAATCCATTGCCCTTTGTAATACCCAGCCAACCCTAAATCCTCGTCATCATAAGCCTTGTCTGCTCTCTTTCTGTTTTCCACTGCTGATAACTGTAACTGTTCGATATACTCTTCAATCGCTTCCCTCATAGCTTCCAGCCCCTTTTATCAATTTGAATAATTCCTGCTCACTCATTTCATAAAGCTGACGTCCCGTCTCTTCTTCCTTGTAGATCCCTTTATGTAATAAGACGTCGATGAAAACTTGTTTCCTATCCATATTTCCTCCTAACTTATCTGTTTCTTTCTCCTCGTTCTTTTAGCCATTGGCTTCGTTGCTGCTAAATAAGGTTGCATTCCTCTTTCCACTCTTTTATAGAAGCAAATATCATTGATACCATTTTCCCTTGCAAGCTCTAGATGGGTAGTGTGTCCTTTAGGCTTCATTGCTGCATCTTTTGGTGTCATACCATTTCTCAATCTTCTAAAATATGTTGATGCGCTAATCCCTAAAGACTCGGCAATAATTAGCATCTTGCTGTGCTTACCTGGATTCCCTTTACTTCTTAGCGGTTCTGTTACCGCTCGTTCAATGCTCCATCCGTACGTATGAACTCGTTGGTAAACATTTGTTTTCGTTATGCCTCTCCCCGCTGCTTTCTCGTAATCTTCATCAGTTATAACAGGCCCATAACAATTCACAATGATTCCTCCTTAACCATTACTGAGCAATTACGCCCTGTCCTAATTGTTGGAGTTGTAGCTGCCTTTTCTGCATCCCACTTACGTGTGTTAATCCTAGACATGAACGTTTGGTATCCGACTCCATTCTGCTTAGCAATTTCTAGCCATTTTGCCGCTAAATTGTTTCTTCTTTTAACAGGTTTTGTTGCAGCGTCATGGCGACTCCATCCACCGTTCAATCGGTTATAAAATGTTTCTTTACATATTCCGTTTTCAGCAGCGAGTTTAAGCAAGTCAGTGTATTTCCCTTTATAGCTATGTCTCACTGTTCCGGGCGGAGCTGTTAGAGCTTCCTCTAGTTCCCACTTATCCGATCTATAGAGACGATAGTATAGTGTTTTAGTATTTATTCCGTTAGCAGCTGCTCTTGCACGTTCTTCATCAGTTAACCAACGATTTAAAGCCATTTCGTTTTTCCCTCCTAGACTACTTCTAATTTTTTAAACGCTTCTTCCATAGCAGTTAATTCTCTAGGTGTGTATTTTCTAGTCCGAATTTGTTCTTGTACTTCCCTTACGTTTTTAAGGCATTGCTTTAGTTCTTTTCCGATGTTTGGATATTTACTAATTAACACTTTGATTGGCTTAGTCAGTTCCATATAATCTTTAGCTAGTCTCCTTTGTTTGCGAATCACTACTAAATCTTTCATATGATTTATTAGCGTTTCATCATCATCTTCAAAGAGCTCTAACATATGAAGTATGTCTTCCTGCATCCCTTGCATCTTTTTTAAATCGTCACAAGCCATTTCATATCCTTTTGGATGACTGCAAAAGGCGTTCATACTGTTCATTAAATCTTTCTCTATATAAGCCTTGTTATAAAATGTTTGTAATCCTAACTCGCCTGCACGATCACGAACCTGTTGTTTTTCTAAAACTTCATTCATCATATCTATAACTTCTTGAATATCTTCTTTTGCTTTAGAAGTCATTTTTCCAAGCGATAACACGCCTGCAAGCTTTGAAACTGAAATTTCGTAATCCATCCCCATTCCCCTTTCTTAATCTAGCTCCATAATTTCCTTTAGTGATCTATCTGAAATGTACGTTTTAACAATCTGTATTTGGCCGTATTTCTTCTTAGCCATTCCTTCGGCTTCGCTCTTAGTTTTCGCTTCAAACCAACGTAACTTTTGCCTTAGGTCTTTATCGTAGAAATCTACTGCGTATGTCGTTATAGCGCTAGGATTTGCTAAGAATTGCTCTGCAGTACTTGTCGCAGTATAATCAAAACTTCCTACAACATCCTCAAGTGTTAACTGTTTCATGCCCCTAACCCCATTGGACGTTTGTTTATTCTTTGTTTATCACCCTGGTCCATAATAAGGACCGCTATTTCCATTTCGTGACGTCCCATTTCCTCAGCTATCTCGGCCAGAGATTTGTTTTCTTTCCACAATGTTTTCATGTGGTTTACTTCTTTATCGCTAAATACAAGATCATACTTTTCAAGAGGTATATATAATTTCTGTCGCTCTTTTTTCATATACTTTTTCGTTTGTTGTGAAATCGTGTAATTCTCAAGCTGTTCTGCCGTTTCGAACTTCCCCATCCCATTTCCCCTCCATTTGTAATTGATGAATTGCTCTTAATCTCGCCATAACGACATGACGCTTTTTATCTACTTCTTCAGGCGTCTGATTCGCCGCCTCGCAAACGCATGGTCCAAATTGATACATTCCCATTCCAACACCATTTTGAATCACTCCAGTTCCGTTACACGCGCACATAATCGTCATCCTTTCTGATTACCACTTCGATTCTTTGATCTGATATCTGAGCTACCGCAAAAGCCATATTGTTATGACCAGCTATGTTTAAACGCAGTTTGTTGAAGATGTATAACAATTCTTTATCTGAAAATTCAATCTTTTTATCTGTTGGCTGTCGCAATAACTGCCCTTCTATTTTTTCTAACACATCAATTTCAATACTGATTTTTTCTTCCTCAATTAACTGGTGTACTTCCCTTATGCTCTTACGGTACCCATAACGTTTTCCCACCGCTTTGATTAAGTCGAACAGTGTTTTTGTTTCAATTCTTCTTACGGTTGGATCGCCGTAACAAATTGAGCAAGCTGTAATCATTTTTTCTTCAATGTACACTTCATGTATGTCGATGTTATCAATTGCCGTACCGCATATATCGCAATATGGTTTAGACGGAGCTTGTACATCATCGAATAGCATTTTTATATCCTCCTTAGAATCCTAAATGTTCAATACGTTTATCTGACGTTTCTTTAAATACAATCGCTTCAGCTTTATTTAAAATCCGGCTGCCCAACTTTTTGTCGTATTTCTTAAATATGTCACCGCTTGATAAGTTAGTTGTTGTGATGGTTACTTTCCCTTGTCTTCCGTTTGTTACGGCATACAGTACACGTTGAATGAAGTTGCTCGCTTCGTCCGTTCTGTTCATTGATCCGCTTTCTGCTCCTAAATCATCAAGCACCAGGAAATCGACGCTTGTTAGAAGTTCCACACAATACTCTTCCGTGTACTTAGAATCTTTGTTGTTAAATGAATCCTTGATAAGTCGCATTAACTGTTCGATCTCTACATATAAACAACTTTTCATTTTCGAATAAGTTAGTTCATCATTATCTCTCTCGCCATCTGATATTTGATAGAAATACTCTCTTAATTCTCTTAGGATTGAATAAGCTAAATGACTTTTACCTGCACCCTGCACACCTACAATAAATACGTTTTTTACCACCCCTTCTTTTAGACTCTCTACAATGCCATCTACAAGCTTTTTATTTGCCCTAGTCTCTTTACATTCGGTTCTATAATTTGAAAGTGTAGCTTCGAGAATCTCCTCGTTACTAATGATGCTGTGCTTTGTAAGCATGTTGAATTTCTTAGACCTTTTGATTTTTTTGTAATGATTATTAGCCTGTTCTTTTAGCAATCTGTCGTTTTCCTCAACAACACATCGCGGGCAGACAACTTGTCCTTTAAATTCAATCATTTGAATTGGTTTGATAACTTTTTTGTCACCAGTTCCGTAAGAATGTTTCATACATTTATCAGAATGGAAGTTTACCTTTAAATCCAGGGATTTGGCCACCTTTTGCATTGCTGTTACCGACATTGTTTTTCGCTCCTTTTTCGTTTAAGTAACTTTCAAATTTAGTCCCAAATAACGTTTCTGGTCTTAAGTACTGGTTCATATTCGAATCAGTAAGCCATTGCGCCGTTTTAATATCGATCACCTGTTTAAAATCATCTATAGCAAAACCGTCTTTAAATCTAGCTTTGATTAGAGTTCTTGTTTTGGCTGTTTTGTGTTTGAAAGATTTACCAACTTTTTCATTAAGATAAGAAACGATATCCTCATAAGGGATGCAGTCTTTTGACCGTTCTTTTTGGTCAGAAGACATATTGTCTTTTAATGTAGTAATCTCTGTTGTGTTCTCTGTTGTATTCTCTGTTAAAGATTCCGACGTTTTGTCAGAATGGATTCCGACACTTTGTAAGGTTGGATTCTGACAAATTGTAAGAATGGATTCTACCAATTTGTTATAATCCAATTTGTAGTGGACCGTAGGAGCTCCATTCGCTTTTTTTAAGGCTGTCTCTACTAAACCATCATTAACTAATTTCTTTGTCGAATACCTAACTTGTCGTTCAGTTAAGCAAATTTCTTCTTCCCATTCTTTGTATGTTTTATAAAAGAACCCATCCGTTCTTTTCGATTTATCACTATAAAATACGATTTGATTAAGAAGTATCGCTGTTGTGAGATCGCCTGTTAATTTAACAAACAATTTTGGTACAACAACTATGTTTTCTTGTCCGCTTATTTGAGAAATGATTGTACGTATCGTGTTGTAGTTACTCACTTAGTTCACCTTCTTCATCCAACATTCGTAGCTGACATTATCCACGTAGCCGATTGTTCTAAATTCATGTTTACCTTGAAAACTTCTACCACTTTGTTCATAAAACTTACGGCTTTTATATACCGTTTTGATTTGCGTTACGTAGTCATAACCTCGTTTTTCCAAATCACGAACTGCTATTAACATTTCTTTCATTGATCCACGTCTTACTGGCACTTGGAACATCACGCATTCGCCCTTTCGCATAACGCTATATCACCTTGAATCTCAATGATTTTGTATCCTGGATAGCGATCAGGAGTAATGTACTCAATCGCTTTTAATTTAGCTTCTTTTTCGTTTTTCACGCCCTCCCATACCCATGAAGGAAGGACGACTTTTGATTGATTTTTATCTAACATAGGTTCTCACTCCTTATTGACTGTGATATAATAGAGATTCAAATATTGAGTCATTTCTTTAAAAGAGTCGATTATTAGGCGTAGTCGGCTCTTTTTATTTTGTTTTGATGCTTTCACGCATCGGAATATCCAAGAACCCATTTTCTAGGTGGGGGATACCGTTAAGTTCTTGAATATTCCGACAAGCGAAGGCTTGTCCTATTTATCTAGAGTTATAAACTCTTTATGCATTTCCTCAACCTTATTTGCGCTGTTATGTATCCCTCTAGCTCTTAAATCACGTATCATCTTAATAATCTTTTGTTTCTCTTCTTTGTCTTTTTGCTCTCTATTCGTCATCTTCAATCCATCCTGCTCTCTTTGCCACAACATCTATTCGATGCACCAGGTATACCGATAAACATATTGCCGCTGATACGATTGCCAGTGCTAATGTGCTTTCTTCCATCATTTAAACCGCCTCCTGTTCTTGTTCTTTCTTCAGTCGGTCTATGATGTAGGCTTGTCCTTTTGGCGTTACGTATGTTGTTGTCCATGTGAATGATTCGCCATTTGTCTTTTTCTTAACCCCTTGTGAAACTTCGAATAGTTCTCTTTCGCATGCTTTTTGAGTAGGTTCTTTTGAGTTTTTAAAGAGCAATCCCCAATCTCGTAACTTATCGAACAGTCGATTCTGTCCTATTTTGATACCTTGCTTCATTGCTAGTTTTGCAACTTCACCGATCTTAAGTGTTTGATTAGATTGCATACACGCTTCTGCGAAGGTTACTAATGGTTTCTGCTGTACGATTTGTTGTTGTGCTACTGCAAGTTTTTCTTTCTCTTCTTTTAATTTAGTGAGAAGCCCGATTGCAAAGTCTGGATTTGTTACCGCTTGTTCCAGGACTTGATCTGTCATGTATGCTCCGTGTTTTCTAATAGAAGGAAGTACTTCGCTTGTTACCCACTTTTTGAATGATTTCGCTTGTGGTTTGCGTGAGCGTAAGATTGAAGAATATAGTCCAGATTCATTGATAACCGTTAATTTTTGTACTCCTTGAACGGTCTGTATATTATGCAGACCTTTTTCATCTTCATCTAATGTTCTTGTCATTGAGCTCGCTTCGCTAAAACCTAAAATGTCAGATACATCTTTTGCTACAAACCAAGCATCTTCACCTTGCACTACCGTTCGAACCTGTCCGAACTCTTCGTTGTTGAAAACTTGTAATTGATTCATTTTCTTTCCTCCCATTCGTTTTTTGAGACGTCTCTTTTTGAGACCTCTAAGGTAAAAAAAGAGACTATCTTGTTAATTCATCAATAGTAACTTCATACAAACCAGCGAGTAAAGATAATCTATGTAAGTTAGGTTCACGCTTCCCTGTTTCAACTTGAGAATATGAGTTTCTATTCGTGTAACCCATTGTTTTAGCTACTTCAACCTGCGTGAAACCTTTAGAAAGTCTTAGCTCTCTAATCTTTTCAGTGTTTAATTTCATTCGGTATCACCCTTTGTTCTTTTCGTTAAATCGAGTATAACATAAGGAGTCTCTTTTTGAGAACCCCTAAATTTCAAAAAAATAAAAGTTTTTAAAAGTGTTGTCATTTTGAGAACATATTTGTTAAATTTAAGATATAGGAAATGTATTTATACAATTATTTTTGGTGTTAGTAAGCGAAAATTACTAATCAATATTAAGGGGAATAAAAAGAATGGATTACAAATTAATTAGTAGACGTGTTAAAGAGATAAGGACTGACATACTACAACTTAGCCAAAGGGAATTAGCCGAAGCTTTAGGAATGCAAAGTAGATCAGCCGTTTCAATGTGGGAAAACGAAGAAAGTACAAAATGCCCATCTAAAAAGATGAGCTTAGAAATCGCAAAACTTGCTAATGTATCTGTTTCTTATGTATTAGGCGAATCAGATGAAAAAAATCCTGATGTCGCTGCAAAAGACGAATGGGAAAAACTTATGATGCAAGTTAAAACGAAATCACCTGAGAAGCAAAAAGAACTATTAGATCTTATTACTAACTTAGTTAAAATATCTGGCGATTGATAGCTTTAGTTGCTACCAATCGCTTTTTTTATTTCTGATAATATATCAAAAGATGCTGAATCCCCTTTTTCAGCACTATTTATAACATCCATTAGTACATCCCCTAATTTATCAACTACAGTATTTTTCTCTAATTTCTCCATCCCTAAATCCTCCAATGTCATCTTTATAGTTTGTGAATAATTCACATTCTTTCCCTTTTTGGTTTTTTTAGCAAAAACAGAAAATCTCTATAACGCACGAAATGCGACCATCTTTTTCAAGACGATCGCATTTCTATAAGTATATATATTACCAACCTACACCAGGATCGTTTGAATATAAAACGATTTTCCCTTCAGTTGGAGCAGCTGTTGATTTTTGATCTTTGTCGGCAACAGGGCTAAGAATTAACGCACCTGCTACTACAAGAGCTGGGATAATAGCTAAAATCTTTTTCACTAGACTTCACCTCTCATGAGTATATTATACCATTTTTTCAAATGAGACCCAACTCTTTTTTGGCGAATCTAGCATAAAATAACGAATTTTTTTCCTCGAATTTCCGTAGTCCCTGCTTAATGATTTCTCGATCGTTTTTAGCCATCCCTAAGTACACCAACTCAAAAGATGATAGCTGACCATTCTGTTTTTCGATATTCATTAATGTTTCAATCGCTCTATCGTAATCCCCTATTCTCACTTCAAAAAAAGCTCGTTCTCCGTCTTCCATAATTCCCAATGTACCTAAATCGCGATTATGGTAAATTTTCAAGAATTGTATTGTTTTAATGATTGCTTGTTTCTTTTTGATGATTTCTTTGTTGATATTGTTATTTAATATTTCTAAAGCTCCATTGAATAACATCAACGATTGCTCGTAGTCATCGAATATAAAAGATTCGGCTTTTAGCCATAGAGCTCTTGCTTTATTTAACGCTAAATGTGGTTCATCTTCACACAATTTAAGTAACTTATCACAAAGTTCCCTTGTTTCTTGAAGTTGATCACTCGTCAAATGGATAGCTGCACGTCCTTCTTTGATACGAACTCTATAACATTTCTTTATAAATTTATTTTTGATTCGAGATACCTTTTTTGCTAATTTGCTCATGCGTTTTTCTAACAATCTATAATCCCCTAATTGATATGAAGTGTAACAAAGTAATATATCAATTAGAATTTGCATTTCAGTATTCTGATTATTTTCTTTCATATCCTCGAGAGATTCATGATATTTCAACAAATCAATCTCACCTTGCATTTTTAAATGAATCAACTCATACACGCATGCCCACTCTGTATTTTCTTCTGTATCAGAAAACTTTTCTTTTTCAACTAGATCAGAAGCTAAATCAATTTCACCTCTTAAAGTTAAATACTCTAAAGCCTCTCGTGAATTTTCAGGCTTAGCAACATCTAAATACATTTCTAACATTCTACGTCGTGTACCGTGATCTTCATATAACAAGACAAGCGTTTTAGCAAGATAGCACAAACTAATCTCTCTTTCGCCACGAAATACATCTGAAACGCCACTAACACTAATTCCCCAAATTTTCGATAATTTAGTATACGTGATTTTTCGTGAGGCTAATCCAGTATCTAGCTTAACAATCAGCTTATTTAAGACTTTATCTTTTTTCTGCTTTAACAAAAGCGTTTTTTCTTCTTTGCTAATTTCTAAAGTATCATGCATGGTATTTGCTCCCCTTTTTTCGGAACAAAAGACACGTTATACCCAATTTGTTACATTTAGAGGAAAACGCGTCACTACATTCAAAAGATGTGTTATAATTTATGTAAGACTTGCAGTAAGTGTTTTCCCTAGTTGAGGTAGGGAAAGCGGTATAAGAGTGCGCTAACACTACTTATACACGCTGTGAGTCTTTTTTACGTCCGTTTATTTTATTATTTTCATAATATCACATTTTTGGCAAATTTCAGTCATGTAGTTATCTGATAATTGTTGAGAAAGTTGTAAAACCGTTATATACCAACGTTTATCAGCTGACACGAAAATAAAATATGCAATTATGCATGTAATGTAATAAAGACCTCACATGCATATTTTACCACAAAATCGAACTTTTGTTCTATTTTATTTCAGGATTATGATTATTTTTCTATCATTATAATACAAAAGACAATATATCTATCATTTATAGTATATCGATATGTCTATAACTATACTGATAGTATGAAAACTTTAGGTGAAACTTTAAAAAATCTTAGGAAAAGTCGTTCGCTTAGACAAGCTGATTTGGCTCATGAACTAAACCTTAGTCGTAGTCAAATCAACAACTATGAAAATGGTTTTTCTGAACCAGATCTTACAACCTTGTTTCGTCTCGCCTCCTTCTTTAATGTATCGTTAGATGCGCTTACTGGTCGCACTGACGCTACTGATGATGAAAGGCTACATAACACTCTGAATGGTGTTCAAAAAACGTATGGGGCGTTATCTGAAAGCCAAAGAGAGAACTTCTGTAAGCAACTTGATCATTATGTAAAGTTCTTAGGTGAGAATAATGAAATATTGTGATTTGATTTCATCATAAAAGAAATCTTTTCCAAAGGAAAGAGGTAAAATTTTACATAATTTTACCAATCCTACCAACAGGACTATTTGGTCCTGTTTTTTATTTTCTTTCGACAAAATATGACAAAATAGTTGTAACCGAATTTGTTATGCTTTCTATAAATATTACAATTTTACATAATTGGAGGATGCATAAATGAAGAAACCGTTTTATAAAAAGTGGTGGTTCTGGGGAATTATCATCTTTTTCATTTTAGGGATAGCTGGGACGCATGATAAGAAAGAAAAAGAAAAGAAAAACGCCGTTAAAGAAGTAACAGCAGAAAAGAAACAAGAAGTGAAAAAAGAGGAATCACTTGAAGATAAAGTTAAAAAAGCAGTAAATACAAAGATTGAAGAAAAGAATGTAGAATCTATTCAAATTAGCGATAATCCAGCCACTGAAGATCCAAAAGATAAAATTGTGTTGATTACCGCTGAAGAGAAAGATAGAGCTACTATTAACCTTACAAAAACAGGTATGTGGAGAGACACAATAGCCATACTTAAAGAACTAAAAAACGAAAAAAATATTAGTGAAATTGCATTCAACTATAAATATCCAATGATAGATACATACGGGAATAAATCAAAAGATATTGTCATGAAAATCACACTTGATCGTGAAACGCTTGATAAAAACAATTATGACAATTTGCCAAGAGAAAATCTGCCTATAATAGCTAAACAGTATTGGATGCATCCAGGATTCAAAGAAAAATAAAAGGGGATTAAACAGTGAAATTAACTTTATTTACAATATCTAACGAACAAATTAAAGAACAATTGAGCAAATTACAAATGAAAGTTGAGTCTTTGGAGACTGTAAAAGATGTACAGGATAAGATTATTTCTGCAAAAGATAGTCAAATATCATTTTTAAATGATCAGATAGCTAATATATGGACTCCTATTACAATAGTTGCTGGGCTCATCGCGTTGGTTGTTACTTATGTTGCATGGGTTAATAAAAAAGCTGACGAAAAGATTCAACATGGTTCAAAACAAATTGCATTAGCAAAAGAAAAAATTGATCAGGCTGAACTATTAATTCAAAAATCTAATACTACTGCTGCTATAGCGCAAGAAAAATTGAATCAATTAGAAGACAAACAAAACGAACTAAATGATTTAGCAATTACTACAATTACAAATCAAAAGATAGATATGTTAATTAGACAAATAAGTATCACACTAGATTTGTCTAAAAATATTACAGATAAGATTATTGTCAATGGTGATTTAGTGGCATCGTTTCAAATAACTGAAGAGCAAGAAGAAAAATTATATAAGCTAGGAAGTAGACATGCTTCGATTTTAGAAAGCTATCGCATTTTAGCGTTACATTTTAATTTTGATGTAGCTAAAGGGCAAAAAATTAATCTTGAAGAAATAACAAATGGCGCAGACAGGCTAAGAATAAAAAGTAATGACCTATATCATGATTGTTTAAGGTTAAGAGATGAACTGGGGCTAGAAGACTAATAATAAGTTATTAGAACAAAATATAGATTTTAACAACATTTATCAATGTGTGAAACAACTAAACATGATAAAATAATATTTGGATTGGCGTCCAATACATATTATTAAAATTAAGATGGTTCAAGTCGGAGGAAGGCACCTGAGGGTGTCTTTTCTTTTTTATTTATTAAAAAGCCCACCTATTTCTGTAGGCGGGTCTCTTCAAATTCATCAGCATCATGGAATCCTAAATCAAACGAATACAACATTTCCAATGTCTCCGAAGCTCCGGTATATTTTAAAATACTCTCAATATCTTTGTATGATTGAAAATATAACGTTTTCGCTTTTGATATTTTCTTGTCAGTCTGTAACTTCTTCTTTTTAATCCCTAATTCCTCAAACATAAACTCATTTAAATGTTCCAAGATATCTGTAGATCCATGAATACGTAAGCGAGGTCTTACATAAATTTTGTTGTTTTTTCGTTTCTCTTTCATTGTACCGAGATCGTGTCGCATTAAAATATAAGTTTTAACAAATACTTCTTTATTAAACTCACCCTTAGGAAATGCTCTAGATTTTTCTTGTATTGGTGTCCAACCTAATTCTTTAACTTTTTGGATAAACGGATGGCTACTTTTCATATATGTGTACCATTCTACATACCCTTTATCTTCACGATATCTTGATTTGATTTCTTTTCCAAAGAAATCAGAAAACCTCTTTACTATCTCTTGTGACTTATGAGTAAAATGAAAATAACTATATCCATACATTTTTGTTTCATAACCATTACGCCATACCATACCTAAAGCCTCTGAAAATTCATCTGTTTTTAAAAAATCATCTATCCAATGTTTTTCAATAAGATTATTAGCCATAAAATATTCCCCTTAAATTTTATCCTTTTAATCAATTGTAAAATAAAACATTATTTCTATAAATAAGTAATTAACCTTTTAAATTTCACGTACTACATCCGATTGATAAAATCAAACCCTGCAATAAGGCCTATTCTACCATCCATCCCCTTTTCCTCTAGCCAAGTAAATAGTAAATACCTTATTTATTCCTCTATCTTAGTAAGTAGTTCCCCCAGATTTTAAACAATCCCATGTTTTTCATCTTTTCTTCGAATTTAATCTTGACTGGAGGTCTTGAGGGTTTGCATCATGTGGGAATGATTAAGGAACACGGCTGGAAGGCAGATTTATCCCCTACTTTGAAAGATCACAAAAAAGTAATCAATCAAAATAGATGGATAAGCGTCTTAGTTTTCGCCATGCGGTCACTTATAAGGTATCCGTATGTATAGACCCTGTTCACTCAGCGATTTTCACCGCATACATCCTTTTACTATGGCTTGTCCTTGTAATATCGTCCCTACACGACAAACTGAATGTACTCCCTAGCACCGTAATGCTAACGATAACCACCCGAACCTTTTAGAGAATCGTCTCTGGGTAAGTTCTCACCCACCCTCACCAGAAGAACAGGATTCCAATGAGGGGTGCTGTTTTTGTAGGCGCATACTCTGTACCCCCTGCACGACCAACAGCTAGCCACGCACGTAACACGTTCCCCCTATATGTATAGCAGCACGGAATTACGGCTTATCAGTTTTTATTTACGTGGTATCAGGCAATTCCACGCGAACAAAAACAAAAAGGCATCCCCAATTCCTAAATGGCCTGTAGATCCACAAGACTTCTAGGTTTAGAGATGCCCGTTATATATCTTTTGGACTACAAAATAATCAAAACTAGTATTTACTAGTTGATATTTATCCAAACAATAGATAAAATGGGTATATCAAAGAAGCCTCGTGAAAAGGCATAGTTGTTTAAGGTAAGTGTTGGTGCACTACTTAAACATTAACACTGTCGTTGAATACAGTTTTTCTAGTCAAGTGGTGGTACACTTGCTAGAGAAAGTCATTCCCACTATCGGTTGGCGCCAATAGCATATGGGAGTGGCTTTTTGTTTTGTGTTCATATTCAATTGTTTTGCTCGATCTATTTATGTAGATTTGATTTATCAAAATATGTTTTGTTTTGTAGAATGATGCTTGTTGTGTACTACGTTACAACAGGCTTTTTTGTTTGTAAATACCTCTATAAGCCTCTTACATTCCCATCTATATAAAATTCTAATTTCATTTTTATACTTTTATAAATTTATACTTTTATAAAAAACTTGTTTCCCAAAAATATAACGATACTTTTTTTATACTTTTATAAAAGTATAAAAGTATAAATTTATATTTTTATAAAAAAAATGCTAATAAAGCTTGAAAATACGGCTTTTAAAAAATTGTTTTTAAAAACTATCATCCGTTTATAGATTGATATTAAACTTTTTATAAAAGTATAAAAGTATAAATTTATACTTTACCGTAGGTATGTTGTGTTATAAAATCAAATTATAAATTTATAAAAGTATAAAAAAACTT